CACTATAAAGCGGGTTGCCACCGGTGCTTCTGTTTTCAGTGTAGCTTTGCAGTATACCACCAAACGTGAAGTGAGCAAAACCACGCCACTTAGTTTCATGGTTTAATAAAACGCTTTTGTCTATCCACTTTGCGACACCGGCAGCATTATTCTTTTCCATCAGGTAATAACCATCTGGACGCTGCGTGACGGGCAGAGGAGCAAAAACAATTGGGAAAGGATCTGGTGGTATATTGAGTGTATCTATTTTTTTCTCTGGGGTGCTATAGATTTGATCAAAATCTTTTCTAAATGCCTGTTCCACATCTGCATGGTTTTTCCCAAACTTAAAGAATACAGGTGCTCCAACGACCGGAGGTCTAAACTTGTCGTGAACACCATTGTGATACACATCGTCACCTACACCAAAGGGTCGGCCATCGGACCTATTGTATTCATCGTTTACAAGCTCTACACCCATAGTAGAACTAGAATCTCCAAAACCAGCACTCACATTAAAAGATCTAATTGACGCACCAAGAAAAGTTTGTTGCGGGTAGCCCTCGTTACCATTTTTAGTAACGGTTCCGTCTAGGTTGCCGGAAGTCCAACCGGCGACAGACAACGCACCCCTAAACCCCTGCGTTATATTGGGGTAACTAGGCCAAGATCCTTGTGGAAAACCGTTTTCTGGCACGTAGTATCCACTTGGGGGCACTACGGAATATTTATGAGTTTTATTCGCCATTATCATCGTCCTTTTTTGCGTACCTGTCCCACAAAGCTGTGGTCGGAACTAAGTCGGCAACAAAATTTTGGTGTACGACTATATCATTCTGACCCCTAATTTGCGGAATTGGCATTGGTCTAACATTCTCCTCGTCAAAAGGTAGGTGATGCACATATGGATTAAAGATTGAAAAGTCATCTATTCCGGCTGCACCAGTGATCAACTTGCTTTGCACAGCGTTTGACGCATGACCATTTAGTCTCGGTTCGGCTGTGTTTACTTGCGAATCACCAAACCTGTTTAGATTTGACAAAAATCCCTTAAAATTAAACAAGCCAGTTCCCGCTGACCCATTATAAGTACTGTACTCTGGATGTGTACTTGAATCAGTATAACCAGTTTTATAATTATAGGCAGGGGGATAACTAATAAAAAGACCTGAAGGACCAAATAGCTTATCGCCAACGTTTCCGTATCTATAACTTTCGGGCGATGTATATCGCTTGTTAATACCCTTGCCTAAGAACCCATTGAGAGGCTTTCCTGCCTTATATTCTTCTACCAAAAACCCCTGATTAAAATCTCTGTCTTGTCTATAATCAAAAAAGTTTCCGGTAAACAATCCTTTACCCTGTTGTAGTAAAAGATATTTTTCCAAATAGTCGGTGTATCCAGTGCTGTGGCCAACCACCACTTGGTCGGGACGAGTGTAAACGCCCGATATAGCAAGCAGGGGAAGTATTGAGCTTGGTTTTATAGAGTCATCGCCAACTACGACTTGTAGAGCATAAGGCTCCAAGCCAAATCTAGAGGGGTCTTGCGGACCCACAGCCGTATTCATCGTTGGTAAGTTCATCTCTGGGTCTCTATCTGTTTAGCTCATAAGTAAAAGAAAGATTAAAGGAATAGCTGCCGGTCTTTGGTTCCCAGCTTTCTGAAGGTGGACCAATGAAATACTTTCTGATTCCCGGCTCATTAGCGGGACTTAGGCTTTCTAAAAGGTGGGCCAACTCTGTTGCTGTCGGCTCGTTGACGCTAGGCTTCATCAGTAGAAGCGAAGGTCTTCCAGAGCCATAAGGTATTCTTGTATAGTCCATTATCAAATTAATTGATACATCTCTCTTGTACTCAGTTCTTCCCCCTATATACTGTAACACGGGTCCAGTTGCTCTACCTATTACCGGTATAGTTGCAAATACATCTCCGGGATAAGTATCGTTAACTTGGATTTGTTCACTAGCTACGTTTGATAGTATATTAGTCGGACGGTTATCAAATTCCAATGAATAAGTTACTTCTCCAGCATTTTTATTTGAACCTAACGAGATAGACAGTGGTTCAGAGTTTAAAGTTACCTGTGTTTGATTATTCGCCCTCTTGTATATTAAACTACCAATACCAAATAGCTGATTATTAGAAATTTTATTGTAATAATTTAGTGCTGACTCATATTTTGTTTTGAATACAGTTGCGGGTTGAACCCCGCCAGTGACAGTGTCTGGACCCTTTTCATAGCTCATTGCTGGATCGGCGTAGTTTCTTTTAGTATTATTCTTACCGCCATATGTAGTTGAATTTGGCTCTAACTTAGAAAGACCTTTAATATTACCATTTATACTAACTTTCATAAATGGCTGTCCTACAGAGCTTGAGATACTCATGTTGTAAGTTTCATAAGCATCTTGCCTAGCTAAAAGCCAAGTTTCAGTCACGCTGTAGCTTCCGGCGGTTTCGTCTATGTTTTCTGTTCTTACGTGATTATATCCGCCGTAATCCTCTAAAAGATCTACTGTCCCAGCACCAATCTTGCCGAAGAAATTAGGCAGGGGGTGAGCATTTGGATCTGCTAGTGTATCAGGATGACGACTGGAAAAATCATAAACTCCAGTTTGATTTGGATAACCCTGTCCCGTGCCAATGTTTTTGGCAAGCCTTGAATCACCGTGAGGCACAGCGGTATCCCTCATGCCTCCATCGTTATTGGCTTGTTCTGGCTCGTAAGTCAATCTAGCTTGCACAAACTTCTTGGCAGACTCCCAAGCTTTCAATCTGTCAACTGCATCTTTAGCTGTGTTTGGTGCGTAGTGATCTTTACCTGTTGCCGAAATATTATGTGTAATTCTATAGGCTATATCAATACTATCGTCGTTTAAGTTATATATTTCACCCTGAGATTCATCGACCTCCAGAGACCAAGTTTCTGAAAATTCTTTTATGAAAGCATTGCCATAAATATCAAGAAAATCTTTGTCTAACTTTGAGAGTGGAATAAGGGCATCTTCAGTGTTAAAATGTTGACCATCAATTGTTGACTGGTGACGCATAGCGTCGGTGTCGGCCTTGCTTTGCCCAGACTTACTGTATAACAAGTCCGCCTCTAGTTCAATAGTATAATCGCAAGAAGTTACGTATTGACCTTCTGGAAAGTTGATGGATAACACTCTGGGGAACAAGACGATGGAAGCGTCGTTTTCTTTAACGTCTGTAATCTCCAGTCTTTGGCCGTGATTAGCAAACAGCTCCCTAAGAGATCTTTGCTTCATAAAGATGGCATGAGCTGATTGATCTACGGGGACGGCCTGTCCTTTTGGTTTTTTTCCAGCCTTGTGGCTTGTAGCACCATCAAATGTTAGGTATGGTCCAGTGCCCGTTGGGTTGAATGAGGGGTCTTTGAAATCATATCTAGTACCATCTGGCTTTAGGGCGTACGGAGTACCCTCATCCGGCAAAATTTTACCGGTTAAAGTTATTTTATATGTTATACCAAGGATATCTCCAGCCGCCGTCTGGTTCATCTCGGACGAAATTGAAACCAGAGGAGTGGGCCGTAGAACGCACTCGTGAGCACTATTGTTTTTGTATCTTACGTTTATTGGCATTACCCACCTCTAATATTCAGATCTAAATCATTCTTAGGAGGACCAGAGTTTATATTTAATTTGAATCCGCTGCTACTCAAAGGTTCTCCAGACGGATTAAAGCAAGTCAACCACAACCCTGAAGGTTCACCGCTAGCAAGTCCTAATACACCTTGTATGTTCAAGTTGAACGGAACGAGATTTCCGCCACTTTCATTGAACTGTGTTATATTACCAAAATCGTTAAGAAGTTGGTATCCTACCCCATTATTATACACATTTACAGCAGATGGACCCGGAATAAACAGGCTCATCCCAGAAGGACGATTATAAAGCTGTCTATTCAAGAAACCTTCATTAAACGGTGTATTATATCCACCCTCGAAGGAACCAGAGCCGTTGATCAGTTGTGGCCAAGCGTTGTCTAACGAGTTTGGTTTACCAAATATGTTGAGGTTCATGGAGTTAAATACGCCAGTTCCATCTATGGCGGTAGCTATCACCGATTCAACAAATGGTCTGTGTGCTATGAATCCCTTCTCGGAGGGGTCATGTCCAGATACTTCAATATATATGCTTCCATGCTGATTGGCAAAAATTAATCCACTTACAGAAACCTGTTTTGGTTCACCCTGTGTAGGTTGGTAAACTCTAGTTTTTATTAGGTCTGCCTCTCCCTTGTCTCCAAACACAGTTACATCTATCCAGCCGCCTTCATTTGGTACCGTTGGAAGTTGTCTTCTCAACATCGCATCAAATGTGTACGATGCTCCAGCGGCTTCTAGACCGTTAACGGGGGTCGCGTCGTTAGAGCTTTGAGGGTGATCGCCGCTAGTAGCAAAGTCGTGGAAAGGAGCACCAGCCACAAGCGTATAATCGCTATCACCTCTCTTGGATCTATGGAGTGCGACAGACCATCCGAAGTGATCATTTTCACATCCGCTAACCAATTCAGCTATAAACTTGTTGGCTTTCGTTCTATCTTTGTAACCTTGAGGATAAAGCTTTTCTGCATGTACCCATTCTTTTGTTCTTAATCCCCAGTTTGTTAACTTATTTCTAAATGTGAATACGGCACCATTATTTAAAACCATGTCTCCACTAGCGTTAGCAAATTTGCCCCCTCTGACACCAGAAGAACCCAAATCATGAACTACATGGTGAGGTATTACAAATGCACCGTTAAACTCTTTACGTATAAATTCTCCACTATTGTAAATACTATGGTCGTGTAAAGATTCAAAATCGTGATTTGGTGCCCCAACAGCTATCATGTCTGCGTCAACAGATACAGAGTATCCGAACTGGTCTGGCTTCTTACCGTAATCAGAGACGAATGTAGCGTTTAAGTTATGATCACCAAAGTTTGATAGGGTGGAAATTGATGGTTCAACCATTCCAACATTTATGCTGCTAGGTTTAATTTTCTGTTTCCACTGCCAAGGTAAAAATTCGCTAACAATATCTTTTCCACTTCCAGTTCTTTCAAAGTAGAAGGCGGCTCCAGCACCACCCTGTTGGCAAAGTTCTATGCCTGAGAAGTGTGGACTATTTGCTATCTTACCAAAGCCGTTTTGTATTTCGTGCCACTGTACTATTCCGCTTATTCCACTAGCGGCGGTTTCAGCTCTAAAGGCGTTAAATGGAGTACCTACAATTAACTTCTCGTTTGTTATATCCACTGAGAAGCCAAACAGGTCACCCGGACAACCGGAGTTATAATGTTCAAAATCAAGATAGTCGTGACCTGTAAGCTTCATAAGCTCAGGTATACCGCCCATATTATCTGCGTCTAACAAGAAATCCTTCTCTGTACCATCTATCTCATAAAGACCTTGATTTAAGAAGTCACCGCTAAATCTTGGATATATACCCCATTCTGGAACGACATCTTCTCCAAACCTTTTTATTTCCTGTTCTATTTCTGATGGGAAAATCGGATCTGCTTGTCTTTCAAATCCGGGGTTAGCAGGATGATATGTATCTTCATTGTCATAATATTGATAGAGCTTATTGTTTACTCCGCCTAATTGATATAGTGGGTGTATGGTATTTTGTATGCCTGAGATAGCATAGTACTTGGCGGCACTACCTCTTTCGGGGGCACGTAATTTCTGCACAAACCTAAACGCTCGACCTTCAGTATCTCTGCTTATACCTAATCCGCCACCACCTACTGGGCCACCAGCATTTCCACCGTCGCCTTCTCTAGATGCAGAAGATGGATAAAGACTTCTGATGAAATCTTGGTTCTCACCCGTGGAATCAGATCTATATTGAGGGCACTGCCCTTGTATCATAGTGGAGTCAGTTATTAGAACGATTCTAGACCTAGAGTCTCCATTGACACCTTGTGAGAAGTGCTCAAACTCCTCGGCTGCTATGACTGGACCATCCTCTATTTCTGCTATGTCTCTTGGTGGGCAACACTCTTGGTTTTTAGGTGGAGGACAAGGAGGTGCAAACGGATTACAGTAAGGAGCACTAGGATGTTTGATTGGTCTAAACTCTCCCGGTATAACCCTTCTTTTTTCTGGTTCAAACCACTTTTCACAGTGAATAGTGAAAGGTGGATCACAAGGAACCTTTTTCTTTTCAATCTTGGTAGTGATCTCTGTTATTATTGGTAGAGGGCAACCAGAAACACTCATAATTCTTGGTGTGAGAGGTGGAAGACCTCGACCCTCTTCAATTTCTTTTTCGGGTACTAGGTGTGTATGTCCAACATCAAAAACAATGGTGACAAAGTCTTTCTTGGCCACAAAGTCAAAGATCTTTTGTGCTCCAGATTTTCCGGTTTTTGTTATATTAAAGAAGCCTTCTTGTCCGGCTCCTTCTGGGTTATTTGGATCAAACGAAACCTCGTCAAATGTGCAATTAAACGGATGGTGGTCATTGTTGGTTTCAGAAACCCAGTTTACAAATAGTCTGTAGCCAGACCCCGGCAAGGTAGGAACAACTAACGCAGACTGTGCCTGTATTTTGTAGAAATCGGGAACGTGCACCCTTTCTTCAAAAATTGGATCGGCGTAAGATATAATTCTCTTAAAGTCACCACCACCAGAGACTGGTATGTAATCGGTATGTTCAAAGCCACCGCCCTGCTCTTCTCCAAAGAAATCATAACCATGAGGCCAAAGAGCTACTTTATCAACTTTTGTGTCAACAGGTTCGAGTAAATGAGGTTCATAGAATCCATATCCATTTCTACAACCCGTTGTGGGAATAGTCTCAGGATTTACTATTTGTATAGCTTCGTCAGCACCTTCTGGTCCAGAGGGTGGATAATCCTGCTCGTTTCCATTTTTAACAAATGTACTTTGTTGAATGAAATACTCACCTAAAGATGGGACGTAAAGGGGTCTACTCTTTAGTTTTAGCTCGTTCATTATATAGTCAACGTTCTCAGCAATCTCTTGTGCGTGTGGAGCATAGAGTGCTGAATAAGTTATGACTAATTTTTTCCTACCCCTAGATAAGAAGTTTCTTATTTTATTAAGCTGAAGATCATCTGGTTTGCCAAGTGGATTAGCAATCCATAATGTTGTGACCTCAGTTCCCGTAACCTTATCTGTATCGGGGAAATCTGCTGTTGGATCGGTCTCTACAAAATTCTCTTCCACTTCTATATTGTAGGCTTCAAACCTTTCTAACAATGCGTGTACTAGCTTATCCTCATCTAATGCTGAGTAAGCATCTTTGAATGAGGTTCTCTTTGTCCAGCCACCTAATTGTAAAATTTTACCGGTTGCTGAACAATCATCCTTGACCAAGTTTACATAGAAAAGAACGTTTTGATCGTCATTCTTAGAAGGTGTTTCTTCGTCACCAGTTATACCAAAGCTTCTCTCATTTTCACCTAGCACAGAAGCTATGACAACAACATCTGAATCAGTATCCTCTTGGAAATTACCGTCTTTATCGTAAAGAAGGAAAGATTCCTCAAGGGCTAAAATGCTATCATCCAACAGCTTGACTCTTGTGCGTACTTCTTTGCCACTATATAGCTCGCCACGCCCCTGCAAGAATGCGTCTCTTCCATTCTTAGGTTCTGGATCTATAAAGTTACCAAGGCTGAAGCTAGAATACTTACCAGACAACTCGGAATTAGCATCTTCTTCTGCCGAGAAGAAAACAAAATCCTCGTTTAAACTAGCAAACTTTTTAGTAATAACATTTCTTTCTGTTATTTTGTCTTTGAAGCAAGGTATTTTTTCACAATTCTCTCCGCTTCTTGCTGGAATTATTATCACTTCGTCTGGTAAAAACTCAGCCGCAGTTAATAAAGGAACAATATCTTCGTTAGGTCTATTTATAAAAGGCTTTGGACTTTCAGGGTAATTGTCACACGTTCTTGCTGGTACTCCACTGTTAGCAAAATGGAAAGGCCAGTTGCTCTTGTAAGGAACTTTTACCTTTCTGTCACCAACAGTTTTTATACAGGATGACTGCCACTCTGCTCTAAGATCTCCCATGTGTTTAAGTGGCAGGTTGCATACATCGCTATTAGCTTCATCACATGGTGAATGCTGTATAAAATCTTCCAAGTCTATATCTGAAAGATCTATTCTGATATCACCTACGCCCTTAGCAAACATATTAGATCTGCTAATGCTGGTGTCTCTTCCGTATTCTGGCTTGTGAGCTTTTGTTACATTGTACCTATCATTAAATACACCTTCTGACGATACACAGTCTGGTAGAGATTCATACTGAGTAGCAGCAGGAGTAATTCTCATGCGACAACCTAGTTTTTTCAATAGTCTATTGATAATTTTATTAGATTCTGAGTATAATCCATTCTCTTCGTATATAGGATCATTACCAACTAGAACCAAGGTTCTATCACCAAGTGCTAACCAATCTTTTATGTTCTGTACTTGCTCGTCACTGTCTGCATCTACTTCAGGTGTTATAACAAACGCCAAGCCTACATCCCTAGGAATCTCTATCTCTTCAAACTCAGTTCTTCTAAATGGTAGCTTGGAAGGTTTAAAGTACAAGCCCATTTGATCGTAGAAACCTTGTTCACGTTCTTTTTCGTGAATACTTCTATCTAGGTTTCCAAACCTTGTAAACTCTACAACGCCGCTGTGAGGGAATATCTTTCTAGACTCAAATATTCTGACAGCTCCAGCGTGAAGGTATGAAGCCCAAGTGTTTGCACCCTTGTACCAAACGTTGGTGTCCTCGAAAAGATTCATGGAGTCTGTGGGTGCTCCAAAGGCAACCGTGTTTCCATCGTCACTAGTACTGGTACTGTAACCTAGCCTTGTGGAACCCAAGAATGCTCCGGGTATGAAGGTCCACGTACCCGTTTCACGAACGTTGCGTTGACCGTAATTGAAGATAGGTTTATAAACTTCAATTTGATATTTTGTTCTTATTTCAAATCTTTGATCTGGGTTCAATTCGTGATAACTGACCCTTCTGGCTACATCCACGCCGGAGTCTGCCAGTATCATATTGAACTTCTCTACTCCCGAGCCTAAATATTGCAAGTAGTCGAGAACGTTTTTGAACATTCTATCGTTTTCTTTTTCGTCTCTTTCATAAATCTCACAGGATTGACCAACATAAGGTGAGCCTATTGAAATAATCTCAGCATTTTTACTTATGGATACGGCGTGCCCATATCTGTCGTTGTACTTAGCACCTCGTCCAAATACGTTATCATCGCCTATTGGATCGTCACCAACATCGAATGTAGATCTATCTGCATATGATTTTATCTCTTGGATGCAGTTGAATACGCCGCTTTCTTTTTCAAAGATATAAACTCTACCACCAGAAGATGGAGGGATTTGGAATTCATAAGCATCTTCTTGTGCCCATTTTTGACCAACGCCACTAGTGATGTATCTAAGAGCATCTTGTCTAATAAGATTACCAGAGTCCAGCGTTTTGTTTAATAGATCAATAGAGGTTTCGGCCCAGTCTTCCGATGCACCTAAGATTTTGTTGAAATAGCCAGACTCTTTGTTGTGAGGCGGACTAATTTCTGGATCAATAACACCGCTTGCGTAGGCGTAGTCATTATAGAAGTCGATAAAGTCATCTACAATATTGTTATTTGTGTTCTTATTATAGAATGCACCTAATCCGGCACTATTACTTTTCTCTCTGAAGATACCCATGATTGGTGGTATACCGCTATGTGGCCCTTTGTAATAAGGGAACATAGATAAGAACTCTTCTTTTACACCGCTTGAAATACGATTATAGGTATGCTGTATGCCTTCAGCATCAGTTAATTTCTTATCGTCCATTCTAGATATGTATCTGTGACGGAAGAAGTCAGAATCATGATTAACAGGAGGTGTATCCTGACCAGTCCTAACCAGTTGGAATACAACCAATTTAATATCAAGCTCTGGTTGGAATTCGTAGTCTGTACCAGCAAACCAAGGTGCTGCAAAATATTTATATAATATATCCCACTTTCTAGCTCTGGAGGATATCTTCTCTACTTTTTTCTTATTGTAGTTGAACGAGTCAGTAAATACAACCATAGATACCGGTAATCCGGATGTGGTTATGTCGCCAAACCCTCTTGTCCACTTAGCAAAAGGAGCACCGGCTACAACAACTTCTCTATCGCCGCTTGAGCATATATCTAAGGAATAACCTAGCTGACGACCTTCTTGACCTATATTCCATTTCTTACCCGATATCGACCACTGGTCATAAGTAATCAGATTTGCAACGGTTCTTTCTACGTAATCTTTTCTGTAGCCAGAGGGAAGCATGAGCTTATCTTCCATCTTCCAATCAGCCTTTGTTCCGGCTACATCTGGACCTCTTCTGTATAAGAATATTGCTCCAGCGTCGTCAATCTGAGATTCTTGCCCAGTAAAATAGTCGTTGAACGGAATCTGCAACTTAGGAGAGCTGATAGCCATGAGGTCATCCACAACAGAAACAGCTCTACCGTATTGATCTCCTAGATTTCTTCCTGAGACAGGCGTTGCGTCTCTTGCGTCAATGGGGTATGTAGAATCAACTAACGGATAATCACCGATGAGTTTTACACCAGAGTAAACTAAACTCTTACCATCGCACCCATCGTTACAACAACCGCTATTGCCCCCAGCGTCAACAAAGTGTTCAGGACCACAATGGCCATACTCCCAATCTTCAAACTCTCTTGGTACATCAATTGGGTTTGTATGTCCGGTTACTATGTTAAGGGTAGCTTGAAATGGTGACCCCGGAGTTAATCCAGTGTACCTTCTCATTCCGTAATAATTTCCGCTGTAACCAACAGTGTCACCAAATCCAGCAGCATTTTCATTGCTATAGGTAGCGGTTGCTCTAAATATACCACCCTCTTCACAAGTCTTAGGTCTCCAGATTGTATCGTGAGTTGCTATTGGTTCTTCAAATGCTTTATCAGGACTATTACCGGTGCAAGAGCCATATCCGAATAGATCAACAGCCCTTATTTCGTTACCAACAGGAACAGCAGCGTAAGCATTGTCAATCTCGCTTATCGGTGTACCATAATTATTATTATACCACATTATGTAGTCAGAACCAGTGCCGCCGTAGTTTGCGGTGAATAGGTTTAACCCAGTAATCGTACCGCCGTCTTCGGACGCCAACTCAGTACTTGCCTCTTTCTTGACATTTAATATATGCAGAGGCATCGTAACGCTTATATTGTTTGGCGTATCTATGAAGAGAGTCATAGAAGAAGATGGGAATCTGTTTATAGGTGAACTAGTCCCCAAGATGTTAAGTGGGGCAATACCACTAGAAGATCCATCAATACCACCAGAATGACGACCGGCTATAAAGTTATTAAACGGAATAGCTCTTAATCCAGTTGTACCGCTAGCCACGTTTCCTTCAGCCGCATAGACAAATAAGTCTAGGTAGCCTCCAGAAGGCAAATTAGTCTTGTCGCCATTTTCAATATATAAAGGAACTTTTACATTTTCATGACCAATAACTTTTGGAATGACAAGATTAAATTGATTACTATCGGGACTAATATTCCTTATTTCACCCTTGGTGTATAAGAACATACCCTTTGGATTCCAAGAGCTATCGGCTGTCGCGGTAGACTCAGAGAACAAGCTAAACTGTTCTTGTATACGATTTGCACCACTCAAGTTTAGGGGCATTACACGGTCAGGCTGAGAGAGAGCACCGGAAGCAAAAAGGATTCCAGAGTTAAAGTGCTGTATCCCGCCACCGCTAAGTGCCACGGAGAGGTGCGTATTCAGCACATTACCACCACTAGCAAATATATTTAAATTACCAAACTTGCTTTGTTTGTTTATATTTGCATGATCCATTCTAACGTGAGCACTATGTATATTAACTGTAGACTTGAATGGTGGGCCTGATGGGTAGACAATATCATATTGCAAGAACATGTCATCTACATCGTCTGAGAAATACCTTTCCCCAAAGTCCTTATATCTAGGCTCATTAGGAAATAATGCCCACTGCTCCGACTCATCAGTAAGTGAATCATAATCAAATTTACTGCTAAACTTGATCATACTGCTTGATGCGGGTATGTAGTGAATATCTCTATTTATCAATCCCCAGTTAGGTTCGTCAGTGCTCCATCTTGGCTCTTGACGTTTTGTGTAAAGGCTGACAATTAACTTAGGCCCATAGAAGCTTTCATACGTATGTCTATGCTCGTCGCATATCATTTTTGCTGTAGGTAAGCACTTGCCCCAAGATATAATGTTATCAGTTTCATGTTCTAATATTGTATCTACAACAAGGGCATCTTCTGTAAACTTATAATCTTGCGGAAGACTCTTGGTGATTCTTCTGTGAACAGAATGAAAATTACTTGGCGTATCTGACAAGTGGAATCTTAGGAAGTCGTTTTCTATTTGCGTGTGATATGCAACGCCGCTGTCTACATTTGTAGGCATAGCATAGCTTGCACGCTCTATATATCCAGATCCATGATGGCTTATGTGGAAGCTAATAAGATCTCTACCCTTTCTCTTACCTACGGAGCTACCCAATGAAGAGAATGAGTGAGTAAATTCTTTATATTGGAAATCTCCAAGAGACCAATCTGCGGTAGTATCTTCGTTTACATAATTCCAAAGCTCATAAGTATCTGTGTTGTAATTTTCTCCCGGCTCATAAAACTTAGATCTTATACCGTTAAAGAACTCTTCTGCTGTTACTTGTTTATGTGTTCTATCGGGATTTGCTTCAACTATATTCGTTCCGGAGCCATATGGGTAGATAACTTCTGCTCCGCTATCGACACCAGACTCCCAAGTGGACATTCCAAAATCAGTAACGAACATATTAAACCCGACACCAGAACCGGGGGACCAACCTATCGTTACCTCTGGGGCGGCGGAGCCATCACTAGTTGTTACATGAGCCTTTCTGAATTTTGCTGATTCAGCTCTTAGGTAAACATGTTCACCATCAAAATCATCGCTAAACGCTTCTGTTAGGGTGTGCTTATTGGCTTCATTGTCAGTATATAATTTTAATCCGCTCTGATTGTTATCATTGTAGGTAAGAAGTATGGACAATGGATATTGATACGCGTGGTATTTCAGTGTATCCTGTATCTGTATCACATTTTCTTCAAAGTCTTTAGCGTATGCTGTGAGATAGCCATCTTTGTATCCAAGTGCCCAATCTAGATCGTTTGCAACCTCCCACTTGGAAAGAAGAACGCCGGAATCAAATAAGTTGTAATTAACACCGCTAACATTTTGGTCTGGAGAAAATCTTAAGAATACAGAGAATCCGCCAGAAGTATCTATTATACTATCGTCGGAAGAGAGATCAAAATACTTGCCTCCAGCTTGACCGGAGACCCTAACTGCTGTATCAAACGCGTCAGCGATCTTACCGTAAAGATCGTCATTTTGGAAGTTATATATACCGGTTGCGTATGATGTCCAGTCTATAGTTTCGTACGAAGTTGTATAATCTGGAAGGTGTTTTTCAAATAGTGTTCCAGAGCTAAATCTCCAGCCAATATTTTTAACGATGTCAAACTGGTAGTTGCCATTTCTGAGTTCTAGAGTAGAATTATTATGGGTGCCAGAACCCATTAGGTTCAAACCCTTATTTCTATTTAAGAAGTTGGTTGGGCCGCTAGATGCGTCTCTATCATTGAAGTCGTAATAACCTAGTTTGAATGGGAAAGGCACATGGCGGTTTTCAAACCCAAAGTCAAACATATCCACATCGAATGGGCCGACAACGGTTCCAACTTGACCACGCCATCTTCTTGAGTAATTGGTCTTTATACTAGACGGTGTTGTGTAGGCATTAGGTATGCCGGATATGAACGAGATAGGGTGATAACCAGAGCCAGCATTGAGGATAGCATCATCAGATGAACCTCTAGGTATTGGGAATATCTTAGTTTCAGATCTCTCCCTGTTAACCGTTCGGATATGCTCACCACCCTGTATAGACATCATGAAGGCGTCTTGAGGTGCGAACCTTACAAGAAGGTGAATATCCGCTATTGTGGCACCGCTTGGAAGTGGGTATATATCTAAATACAAATGCTCAAACATTGAGCTAATATCATATCTTCTCGATAGCCCGACTTTAACCTTGTCGTCAAATATTTTTAGGGGAACCTCGTAGTCTACAAAGTCAGTAGTAGAAACGATTGGGTAAGTAGCTAATGAGTAGTGATCTCCCCCAGCGTTCCCGCTAGCTCTAAAGTGTTCATCTTTTTCAGACAAGCTGTCGCCGCCTAGAGCAAAATCATTACTATGATGCTTGAACCCTGAAGAGAATGGGTGGTATCCCTCACTGGCGAAGATAACGTTGTTTACTTGAACACCGGAGGGGTTTTGCAAAAATCCACTTGGTGCCTTGGTTACGTTTAAGATTTTGTCGTCACTGTAACCTACAACATCTAAGGCAAAGTTTCTAACGTCAGAGTTCTCTTTCTTCGCTTTTACCTTTAATGTAACAGAGTCTACAGTAAAGTAACCGTTCTTGCCAGCTACACGCTTTTTGTTTTCTGTCTTAAACGCACCGCTGGGTGAGTACCAAGAATTAGCAAGTGACTGATCAAAACCATAATGGAACGGCCCCTGAGTAACCTCGTTTAGAAGATCATTACTTGGTGTAAACTTTAACGTTAACTTACCAGAGTCTAAATGCGGACCAATAGTGTGTAGGGTAGCGTATGTTTCTTTTCTGCCGTCAGAGATATTTTTAACAATGTGTTCTGAACCGCACTCATCTTGATTGGTTGTAGAGGTAAGATCGTTGGGATACCATATACTACTAACTGAAGGCCAGATACCAGTGTCGAATGTGGCTATAGGCATGAAGTTAGGATAAATCTTTTTCTCTAATCTTCTACCCTTTACAGGAACCTGCGTAAACAATCTGAGGTAATTTTCTGGTCTAGGACCATGACCCTCACCAAAAGCGAAGAGACCACTATTGCAAATTTCTATAGCGGTTATGCGTATATTGTTAGCTGGATTTATTAGGGTGGAGTCCTGAGTGGACATCGGCGTGCCATCTAGGGCAAGATAATCACTACCACTAGCATGACTGTTAACCAGAAGATGTCTATCTTCAAAACCTCCATCAAAACCTTCTGTAAAAGCCTCGTCAAGTGCTTCAATATTAACATCAAATGTTATTACGTAATCTTGTTTTTGATGCATGGAAGGATAGCCGTCCTGCCATTCATAAAGATCTCTGACTAAGTTTTTCTTTGGTGCTGAAGAAAATACGGTAAGGTTAACGTCTGTATGTCTTGGTTTTGAAAAAGCCTTACTAAATCTAGACTTTGAGAAATGACCCGGATGAGAGTCCATCTTAGACTGATCACTGTCACCACGAAACACAATGTCTTCGTAGTGGACAATGAGTTTGCCGTTGGGATCTAATAATTTAATATTACTAACGGTGTATCTAGGTGGCCTTTCGGAAACATAGTTCGTAAGGGGTGCCGACGCACGCATCCTGAATCTTGTTTCATCTGGTCTTATCAATACATTACTGACCTTAGCTTTGTATTGAAAATCACCGTCTGTATCAAAGGTGAGAGGTTGAATAAAATCTGAGTCGTCTGCAACAACAAGACCTTGACCTAGGTGTTCATCATAGTCTTTTGTAAAAACACCTTCATCTATAAGTGTATATAAGTTTTCAGTCTCTTTGTAAGGACCAACAAACTTTCCAAACTTTACATCTGTGGCGACATCTGAGACAGGGAAAAGTTTTTGAAGGCAATTGTAGTCACCAAAATCACCAACATATTTTTCTACATTTGTATTTTTAAGCTCAGTTTCCGCAAATATTTGTTGCCTGTCTGAATAATTTGCTGTCAGACCATGTTTGTATATATCTCCCTCACCAACTGGGTTGATTGGTAGATTGTATCCAGCACTCAAGTGTTTTCTATGAAGACTGCCTTCAGCAGTAATCACTTGCTTTGCAGTTCTTACACGGGTGGCATTATCAGAAATTGTTGCTTCCGCAACGAGTTTTGCCCTCAGAGCGGCGGGTTTACAAGTTAATTTACCTGAGAGTGCAGCGGTGGACGAAAAGGTTTTTGAAGCCTTTTTCACGCATAGACACTCTAAAAATACTAGTTCTTTTCTAGGTTCCATATCCCTACCTGATTACATTCCCGTATTTGTTCTAATTTCACCGGTTTCATCAAATTTAGCATTAGTTAGTTCTTGTTTAACTTTCTCTATTAACTCATTTCTGATGTCATCTTTTAGTCCTTGCAGGAAGTTTGCACCATTAAAGTTTACATTTACGTTGGTTGGATCAACTTTAACCTGTAATTGGAAGTCAAGTAGCTTATTCACACTTTGATCAAACTGACTAAAAGCTCCCGCTAATCCGGTTGGATCAGTGATTAACTTTTTCATCGGGTCAATGACGTTTGAAGATATTGCATCGCCAACAGCGTTGACTCCGTCTTCAGCCATCTTACCAATATCTGGACCTCCAAGCATCTTAAGGGCAGTTCCACCGGATGCGTTTGCCATAAATTTAGCAACTTTACCAAGGAATCCACCCTCTTTCATGTAGACCATTCCACCCGCTGACATACCCATTCCGCCAGCACCCATTCCACCATTCATAGATTTTAATAAGGAAAGATTATTACCCCTTCTAACGGCGGCGGCATTTACAACAAACTCTCCGGGTGTAAGCATAGCTGGAACAGTGTCTGTGCCGCGAGGTACAAACATTCCTCTGTTTGCATAAACCATTCCACCTCGTCGGAATCCTGCTGCACCAGCATTCTTGTTTTCAAATTTGTCTATCTCCATATTGGCAGCTTTAATAATAACGTTGGCTGCTGTCACATCCATATTTTCTAGCTGTGCTGCGTCAGAACCAAGATCACCAAGAACACCTGCTAATTCTCTAGCTTCTGATTTTATCGCTGATTCCTCAGCCGTAGTGCCAGCCATAACTTGTGCTGCTCTAGGATCAGAAACGCCTACAGAGCCAAGAGTCATAGCAGCCGCTGATTGATAAGCCTGATCACCCATTGTTTTTGGATCAAGAGTTTGGAATCCAGCGGCTAAGGCACCAGCACCAAAAGAGCCAGCTAGTGAAGAGTCACCGCTTCTTAGGGCTGCACCAGCAGAAGCTGCCATTTGACCTTCAAGATAACCCTCAATGTCTCCAGCTAATAAGCTATCAAGAGCATCTTTCTCTGCCTTGTTCTTTTGTTGTGCTATGGCAAGCTCCTCCCTGAGCAAGCCGACTCTTTGTTTAGTAAATTCTATGAGTGCTTTGTTTGCTTCTTTTTGCTGAGGTCTTGTGTCTTCATCTAAGCCAGCAGCACCAGCGAAAGCTGCGTCAGCACTAGCTCCAGTAGCCTGACCCAGCACTGCTGCGTTAGCTCTATCGTTAAGATTTCTTGCGTTCGCTTTTATGGCTTCTGAGGCAGCTCTAATTTCTTTTGCTGAACCGGTGTTTAAACCGCCTACACCAGCAGCACCCAAAGATAAATTAGCTTGTGCTGTTCTCGCACCAAGTTTCTGTCCACCAGTAAGTTTTGCTCCACCAAATTCTTCAAATATGCCAGCAGCTTCTAGCTGTGTATCAATAGCAGCTTTTTGTGCTTGTAGATATTCTTGCTCTTGTTGTATGCGTTTTTTGGTAGCATTGATTAATTGATTTTCTAGCTCACCACGTTTTTTGACAAGGGCGACAGCTTCTTCAGCCGCAGCTTTAGTAATTGGATCTAAGGTTTGCTTCAATACACTGTCTAAGTTTCCAGCTTTGATCTCTGCACGTACATTTTCATCAATCTTCATGTTGTCAATAGCTGCTTCTAGTTTTTCTGCTGCTGGGCCTTCAATGTTATCTAAAAGACCTTCTTTCAGTGCGTCTTTAACAGCAGCAGGATCACCGGCACCGCCACTTTTCAAAAGTGCGGCCTGTGCCTTTTCAAGAGCTAAACCGGTGTTGCCCTGTGCATCTCTTAATCCTCTGACAGTACCCGTGGTTTCCCCTATCTTTTTCTCATCTACGCCAAATGTTCTTAATGAACTTTCTAAGTCGCCCAGTGCTGCATCCATCTGAGTGTCACTAATGTTTTTACCAGCAGACGTAACAGAGGCTTCAAGGATGGCAGCGGATGCAGTAAAGTTATTGAAACCTGCTTCACCGGCTGCAACAATATTATTCATGGTTACGCCCATTGCGTTTGCGGCAGCGGTAGCATCTCTAAGACCAAAGTTTAAAGCTTTGATGTAAGCTATCTGCCTTTCCATTTCTTGTGCATTTTGCTCAAACCTTGTTTTGAGTGTATCTAACTGTTCAGCAGAAAGATAGGCAGCAGTGCCGTTATCTTTTAGAGCTTGTTCAAAATCTTCTACACTACCTCCGCTCGCTGTAATACTTTTGCCTAGTGAAGTGAAAGCTGGTTGCATACTATCAAACTCTTCCTCAAACTTCTTTTTACTTTCCTCGCTTTTAGCGACTGTTGCGTCTATTCTCTGATTTCTTTCATCACCAGATTCAAGCCCCGCCATTCCAGCGAGACCAAGGGTTCCCCATCGAGCTATGAATCGCCCCGCTTTGCCAAAGGCTCCTGATTTATTTTCTTTACCTCCAGTGGCCGCAAGAGCTTCTTGTTGCTTTTTATTAGCTTCACCAAAGTTTTTGAAGTTTTTAGATTGTGAATCAAACAGTTTTGAGGCACTGATATTCCCTAGCTCAAAATCTTTTAAGGCGTCGGCGGCATCTCTATTATTTTGAGTAACGTTTTTCATTGCCGCAGCCATCATTGCGGCGGCTTGACCAATTTTTCTTGAAGCACTGAAAATATCACCGGAAAGTATGTCAAGTCCTTTAGCGACAAAACTTCCAGCGGTGCCCAGTTCATCTGTGCCTTCAATTAGTCCATCGGTTCTTTCTATTTTTGGGTTATCTGTTCCAAATAAGCTATCGATCCCGTTAGCCAAATATTGAGCACCTTGAGCAAGAGCCTGCTGAAAGTTACCAGTAAGCCAATTATCAAAGTTTTGACTAGCTGCTAATGATCCTGCTTCGGCTGCGGCCCCAGCTTCTATAGCATCTTTCTTTCTTCCTTCTGTATCTATAAGTGCTCCAGTGACGTCATTCAGAAGTTTAAGAGCACCCACAACAGCAATAGCTGGCCCAGCAATAGCAGCGACTCCAGCAGCAGCACCAGCCATACCACCTCCAGCGGCAGCACTTGCACCAATAAACGCAGTAGCACCCTTGCTTACCAGTCCGCCAACCATTTTGCCTCCGGGGATCTTCTGAGCAATTCTTCCTAGGCCTCCGCCAAAACCTTTTCCTTTTGGCATAGCTGGACCTTGGACGCCTTTACCTAACCCTTTAAATTTAAAGCCCTTCGAGAAGTTGTCGCCAAACCCCTTAAACCTTTTAGTAAGACCTTCCATCGTTTTGCTGCCCATTACTCTTTCTTTCATTTTAGCAGCTATGAGTTTGTAGCTTTCTATTCTTTCTAAAACTTTTGCTGGTATCAACTTTTTAACAGCAGCTTGTGCGTCAGAAAATGCTTTTCCGACCATCTGTGATTTTCGTGCTAATTCTGAGTCAGCGGCAACTGTCCCAGCTCCAGTGCCTAACGTTTTTTGTTGCATTGGGCCGATGAAACCCTTTGGTCTTTTTTCTGTAAAGCTAGTTTGATTAGCTTTTGTAAAACCTGTTTTATCCCGCAGCCTGAAGCCTGTAGATTTACCCTGTCTTACGTCTAGACCTTCTTCTCTAAAACCTGCTCCACCCGACTTAAATTTACCCTGTTCATCTTTTGGTCTAAATATTTTCTTTCCTTTTTTATCTTTTTTGCCTGTGTCAAATACTTGCGTCTCCTCGCCGCCCGGACCTTTTTTGAAGTATTCTTTCTCAAAACCCTCTTTGCTCTCAAAACCTTGAGAACCGGCCTTCACATTATCAGCCACCACGGTCGCGGCTTCACTAATTTTTTCTAACCCTGCTTTAAAGTTTTGTACGGGATTTTTTAATTTGTCAATTACTGTTTGGAAAGTAAGGGTCTTGCCAGTCATCTTGCCCCAAATAGCTACGGCGGCAACAATTGCTACCGTGTATTTAGTAAGAACGTCTGTTACTCTGCCGAATGCGTTTTTCGTGCCGTCTGCCTCTGTGCCCAAATCTTGGAGCGAAGCTGTAACAGTGGAGAACACAGTGGCGGCAATACCAAACATAGCGGTTTGAGCCATGCCACCCTGATTAAACTTTTGAACCCCAACGGCTCCGCCTCTATTAAATTTGGCTATACCAGATTTATTCATAGAGTTAAGATTACTATACCCTATAGCTTGGGCAGAACTTTTATTTATTACAAACTCACCGGGAGTTAGAAGGGCTGGTACAGTATCTTGTACTGATCCGCCTTTGGCATATTTTTTCATGCCAGTAAAGACGCCCTTCTCCAAATCCTGTACTATCTTAGATTTAATGCCACCTTTAGCATCAGTTGCACCACCGTAACTTCTTTTGACATCAGCCTTTTTTAACTTTGAAGCTGACGCACCAAAAATAGATTTAATACGTTTTCTGTTTTTACCCGTCATATTTGGAAGGTCAAACGAAGCGTCTTCGCCAGCAAGTTTAGCACCTGTTATAGCCGAAAACAGTCCTTCAAGAATATAACCCTCGGTTGTTTGGACTGCACCCTTATCGTCTTTGGCAATAGCGTTTGCAGACTTTCTAATTGAATTACTGTCTATTGTTGTTCCGGGTAATTTACCTTTGGCAGACATACCAGTGATGGTGTCTGTTACAGCTCTTTTAAGGCCAATTTTTGTTCCAGCTTTTATGGATCTTTGCATGGCCTTATTAGCCGCCAAATTACTTTTAGAGGCGGGAAAAGCACCCCAGCTAGATCCACTAAGTAAAAGACCTTTGTTTGCTTTGTCTTTAATTCCATCTTTATACCAAGTTGTCGATGAAATACCTGTCTTGCTAGGTTCAGTTTCATTCTGGGTGCCTCCTTTTTTGAATCCCGGTTTAAGGATTAAAGCTCCGATTTTTTGGTAATCTGTGCCATAAACACCAGCGGGATTATCTTTATTTTGGTCTGCGTAATATTGACCTCTTGCTTTTTTAAGTATGTCTTTTTTTGCTTTGCCGACTCCGGGTTTACCGGCATGTGTGGAGTTAAATAACTGTTTGTTTGTAAGGCCTTGCACATTCGACTGTGCGTTAGGGTCTAAACCAGCAAGACCGATAATACCACCGGAAGATCCCCTATCATCAAACTTACCGCCTTTAGAATATCTATTGTTGTTCATAGCCGCAAGATTGGAAGCACCCATTTTCTTGACGCTACTCTTACGCATAACAAATTCTCCCGGCTGAAGCATAGCCGGAACTGTATCTCTGTTGCCCTGACCGGGAACCATTCCACCCCTAGCAAACGCTAGTATCTTACCGCCTTGATTTTTACCGGCTGCACCACGAAGAGCACCGCCCACACCGGCTGCAAAACCGCCTAGAGATTTTGCTATTTTAAAGGTAGCTAAAGCACCAAGAAGTGGCAGTAAGGGTCTTATAGAATCAGCAACCTTAATAAGTGCAGATGCTAGACCAAGAGAAGTTTTAACAAAAGCTTGGAATACAGTAGAGTTAGAGATATTTTGTATAAGCTCTGAAAACTCTTGTTTAACTTTATTTATCTGGACGGCGAGTGTTTGTTGTGCTTTTGCAGCATCTTCAGAGAGGCTGTTACCACCCTCTATCGCAGCTTGTCTGGCTCTTTCAGCCAACTCAAACTCTTTGATAAGTGGAATAACTTTACCAATTTGACGGAATCCACCAAGCTCTTCAGCTACTCTAATAAAGGTCAGGTCGCCCTGTTCAAGACCAGCAAATGCTTGATTTAACCTTCTTACGGCTTCATAAGTTCCAACGAACTGACCGTCAAGGTTTGTAAGCTCTACGCCGTACTGTCTCAAAAACTCTATCGTTCTAGGACGTTGAATACGTGTAAAGATGGTACGAAGACCGGTAGCAATAGACTCTGAGCTTTCACGGGTCGTAGCACGAATAGACGTGAACAAAGCCAAGAATTCTTCTAGGTCACCGCCAGACTCTTTGAACACACCACCAGTACGACGAATCGCACCAATAAGGTCTCCAGACTCAACGGCAAACTGTCCAGCTACGGCATTGATAGAACCAAGCTGATTTTCTAAAGCACCAACACCACTCTTAAACTGTGCTAAAATAGCGATAGCACCTTCAGCGGTTTTCTCTATGTCTTCAAATGTTGGAGCTAGAGTGGTCTTAGCCAAAGCAGCAAGGGCGACCTCTAAATCCCTCGCTCTGATACCAGCCTGAGACAAGATTCTGGTAGTAGATAGCAACTCTCTATTATTAACACCGAGAGTTTTTGAAAGCCTGAATATAGTTCTTTCAAGACCTTGTAAGTCCTTTACAGCCGTACCGGTAACCTGAGAGATTTTTACAATCTCTCTTTGAAAGTCTATAGCTTCATCAATAGCGTTTGCAAGCGTGTTGGTGAACAAGCTAACGGCTCTACTGGCTACTGTAAATGCAGCAAAACGCTTAAAGGCCAAACCAAAGCTTCTACCCATATCTTGGGCTGCTTTGCTGGCCTGAGCGGTTGATTTTGCTACATTTTGAACCTGCTTTTGAGCCTTAGCCGCACCAGTAACAGTAACAGGCACATTCAAGCCACCAGCTAACTGGTTGCGTAAATTGTTTATTACCTGTGTCGTATTTCTAGGAGGCTGAAGCTGTAATTGTGCAGTCAGTACAAATTTTGACATTTTATTTCTCTGTAGTGGTGACTACACTATCTATAACTATCCGTTGTTACTGGTTTCTTTTTCTACTTGTGTATCTTCTTTCTTAGCTGTTTTTTTAGGTGTTCTTTTTTTAGGTGCTCTTTTTGGTTTTGGTTTCTCAAAAAGATCGTCCTCATATTCTACTCTTTCATAGAGACCGTCTTCGTCAATAGGGTTTCCATCTATATCTACACGGTTTCCGTCTTCATCTACATAGTGTCCTAGTTTGTTTATTCTTCTTCCTTCTGGGTCGATAAGCTCTTTGGTTTTTGGATCTATTAGATCTCCAGATTCATCAACAAGATTAAAATCTTTCAAGAATTGATTTTCTGGAAGTCTGTCTTCAAAACCATTATCTAAATCATACATCATTCTTGCTAGTAGTTGTGCTGAAGTAATGGCAATCAAGCTACTACCTTTATTGCTATAGTCTTGAAATGATTCAAAGAGTCTTTCGCCTGTTTGTTCATTAAAACTACATGCAAACACCAAGTAATCAAATCTAGCATTATCTGCTAATGACTCAGCAGTGTTTTCGTCAAAGGAGATTCTTTCCTGAATAAGGTCTCTCAGTTCTGATCTACACTGTCTCATCTCTATAGCAATGTCTCTACCCTTAGAAAGTTTTGGCTTGCCTTTTCCATCGCCTCTATAAAGCTTTCTTTCCAACTGCAATATTTGTGTAGTTAGAAAAGCTTCTCTTTCTGACTTTTGATCTGTCCAAACCCCACGCTTTCGCATGACTTTCTCTACCTCAGCTTTAGTCATAACGCCCTCTTTAAACGCTATGTTCCAAGCTTTAGCACGTTCGATATCTGCTGCTTTTATGTCTTCATTAGTTGGTTTGTTGACGGTTACTACGATTGTATTTCCGTCTTGGTCTATTACTGTTTGTGTAAAATTACTCATCTTCCTTATCTCCTCCCAAGTTCGTTTTCACTGGTATATCCATGCTGTACCTTAACCATTTGACCTCATATTGATTAAGTTCAGCGTCTACGTTTCTTGCTTGTGTATTACCTTTGTCTAATATCTCAGATCTAACCTTTTGAAAAAGTTCATACATAAACTTCTTCTCTTCAGTCATTTGCGAATCTTCGGCAGTCCAAAGAAAAGCAAAGTGGTCCTCTAGTGAGGATATAGCCCCAATCATAGTAGTCTCAACTTTCTTTCTTAGTATTTTAGAAAGTCTGTCTTTTGAGTCGTACTTGTATTTTTCTGTGCGGGCTTCTCTGTACTGAGATTTATTTCTTATAAATTCATCGAAATTTTCCATCTTTCTTAACTCCTAAATTTATTTTTGTACATTTGGTTTTGCTGTTGTCTGACCTTGAGTTGTTGATCTTGGAAGTCAAGGTCTTTGGCTTCTCCTTGTTTATTAATGGTAACTTGCCGTTGTTTCTTTACATGTTGAACATGTACACTGTTTGCTTGGTTAATCTTATCGGCACGCTCCTGAGTGTCAGCCATGACAAATATTTCTTCTGAGTTTGCTATCTTTGAATTTCCTGTGACTTGTTCTATTTCTGCTTCCAATTTCTCTTGCTCTCTTTTCTTTCTCTGTACTATAAACCATCCGTCTAGCATATCGTCGTCTTCTATAACTTCTTCCGGAGGAGAATCCATTGACTCGTGAACACTGTCGTACATCTTAGACCAAACAAGTAAACTTGCCTGTTCTTGTGTCATTTTCTCATTATTGGAAAACAACTTGTATGCCTGTGTTTCGTTGAGCATCCAGTTACTCCTCCACGGCTCCGTTCTCGCTAACTCCCTTAGTGATTGCTCAGTTAACATCTGCATAGAATACATCTTAACTACCACCTCTACGGGAACCTCTTTGAAGTCGTAGAGTTCCAAACTTCCATCTTTTAGTCTTTTGTGGCAGGCTAACTGCATCATCTTTTTAACTTTGCTTATCTGTGACATTCCCTCGCAAGATGTTTCAAAGTACTGAGACTTCTTTTCTAATAATTCTACTTGTGCATTTCTTGCGGCATCTAAATATTTCCTTGCTGTATCTACTACTTTTTGCTTATGTCTATTCTTAAATAGTTGGACTTTAAGTTTATCTATATCTTCTTCTATTGTCTTTAATTTTTCGTCCTCCTCTTCTGACCACAAACCTCTTTCTCTAAGAGAATCTAAAAGATCCTCAGAGGTAAGAAATCCATCTTTCTTGGCTTCGGCGTAGGCTGTAAGGGTGTGTTCTTGAAGATAAAAATCCTGCTCAAGCGTAAGTGGTTTAATAACCAAATTTAAATCTTCTAAGTCTACCTTTATAAGTCCAGACCTTATCCTAGATGTAAAATACTCCCGCTCATGTTGTTTCATATTACAAACCTCATGGCGGGAGTTTTTATATTGTGCATCAAAATCCTTCCAAAACTACAACTCCACTTGCCTTTCCTAAAAATTTAGCTATCGCAAAAGTCGTAATCAAGTCCACTAGTGAGCAAACCCCCCACTAGTATTATAGGTCGGCTGGGAATGGACCACCTTCTGCATCCGTAGATTTATGAGGTGCAGTACCACCACCCTTCTTAACAGCTTCAAAACCAATGTAACCATTTGCTCTCATTTGAACATCAAGGTCATTGTAGGTTACATAGCTGTAAGTACTAGAGGCATTACCTCCGCCAGCGTCACCCCCTCCATAACTAACACTAGTAAGTCTGTTTTTAGATCCAAGGTCAAGACCTAGACCGTTTCTAGTGTAGATGAAGATACATTCGTCTGGAGTATTGTTACCAGATGCTGTAGTAGTATAGAGGTCGTAATCGCCATCTTCAGTAGCTTGTACAAAGTCACCCGAAACAGAGATGACCTCAATATCACACGTTACTTCAATTGGGAACGAAGCTGGACGAGCGTAAGGCGTTTTCTTTCCGAGTTCAAAAATATCTTCACGAGAGAAGTCGGTGCTAACGCTAATGCTTTGTGCGTGAAGTTTGTCTATAGCGTTACCATAGCCACTTCCAGCCAGACCTAAACCAAAGATACTTCTTGGGAAGATGCATCCTGAAATTATGACATCTTCTTTTTGTGAAATACCACCAGAAGGATTAGTGTCGCTACCAAGACCTGCTGGAGTATCGCTACCATTAAATGCGTCTGCGGATAGAGCTACCATCTTACCGTTGGCGTTGTCGAACCATTTCTTGTTGTTACCAACTAAGGTGACAGACTCAGTATGACTACCGTCAACACCAAGACTATAAGAAATACTACTGACATACATACCAGACATGTATACTTCTACCGGTGCTGGATTATTATGTCCACCAATATTGTTGATAGCGTCTGGGAAAATACCCAGTCTAACATCACATCGCTGCTTGGATCTATTAACAAGGCCTGAGCCTTCTGCTGACGCTGTTACGCCAGTAGTAGCCAAGTGGTAAATTAGTGGATCACCATCGAGAACCTTTTCTAGGGTAACTTCAATATCTGGAGTACCTTCGATGTTCTCGTAAATTTCGATTTGTCCAAGCTCAAAAGCTTGCTCTAGACTAAAATTCGTAGTTATACCCACGCTTTGTAGACCATGCACCATCTCTGTGGCGTCTATATTTGCCACCTTAGCATGGTTTTGGATACCTACACCTTGACAGGCGTAGAAAATTCTATCATTTGCTTGAGCCATTATTTCTCTCCTTTAGATTTATAAAGAGGTTTTCTATTGAATTATACACAAAAAACGTTAAATATTCGTTTTAACTCCCTCAGTTGTCATCCTCACTATTCCTCCAAAGAAATTAGTATTGTGCATAACCATTTCTTGGACCACAGTCTTTGTGAGACGTAACTTTCCGCCATTATACTGGCTTATTAGGTCTGGATACCTGAGAGCACCAGCAACTGGAACACCCCTATAATCTAGCGGAAAATCACCATTTGTATTTATTTTATTGCTATTTAATAAGTGGATAACCTTATCATTTTGCAATGAAACTATATCTACCAACTTATTTCTAGTCATTTCATCTTCAGCTATACAGTGAAAAAGTATATCTGTATAAACGAACTGACCTCCTCCAAGTTGATATCCTTTAAAAGTCCTAGTGGGAACAACCTCTACAGCAATGAGCGGTAATTGTGCTCTACTCTCTGGCGGTACGTTCCAAGGGCCATCATCTGTATCCAAAAAAGCCTTTGAAGGCTGTAGTGTATTTGCTTGTAATTGCTTATACCAAGGTATGTTATTAGCGTATAATACGTTTATATACTTGTAACTATATTCTGCTTTGACAACTGAACCAGTTGGAATGGGGTTGTCAAATATAACTTGGCCATTGAAGTAGTCTACATGATGCGAGTAACCCCCCGTCGTCGTTGTTGGATAAAAAGATCCGTCTACATAAACTCCTGAAATTCCGGGTTTTGCGTTGTTATCTCCAACTAGAGGTGAATCAAAACCATTCACTGATACACCACTCTGCCACACCCAGTTCTTCCTGAAGCCTTCCCATACTCTACCTTTAGCATAATAATCGCTTGAGGACATTCTTAAACGACTCATATCTTCGCCGTTGTTAGCAGTCTCATTAGCAGTTACGTTAAAGTAATTGCCTTTAGCAAGTAATGCCCAGTCAAAGTATTCTATAAGGCCATCCTGAATGTCGTTATTCAGTGTAGAGTCAAATACTCCACTTATTCCTTTTAGCGGTTGAAAAGTTGACATTATAAAAACAAGCCTTTTAGTATGTTAGAGATTTCTGACTCCTTACCGTCAAAAGATCTCGTTATAAAGTTATTGTCGTTAGTTCCGGAGAACTCAGGGGGAACTCTCCAAATTCCACCAATATTCATTTCTCCGCCTCCGGATCTACCAAGCGGTCCTGCTATATAGTTATATCCCACTACTATTGTCTTGTCACCCTCTTGTAATAACCAGTTCAGCCAGTGTAAGTCCGCTCCCTTTTCTGTTACAACATGACCTTCTGGTAATGTTAATAAGTTTTGAAAGTCTTTGGTTTGGAAGTTAAACTGTAAATTGCCTTTTAGGTTTTTTTTAAAGGGTTTTATATCTATTGTTATTGCTTTGGAGACAGCATCGACTATTTGGTTTATGATGCCATCTGAGGTTCCTGCTGGTATTCCAAATTGAGCACTAAGTGAACCCGGAACACCATTTGCTAACAAGCTGGAAACTTCCGGCTGTCCATAAACCCAAGTTTTTATAGCTGCTCTAAGTTTCTCCGTAGTCTTTTTTTTATTTTTTATTATGCTACTGTTTACTTCCTCTGCTATTGCTTTATATATCTTATCCTGAATTTGTCTGTTTGTTTCGAGTAGTTTTAATGAAATTGAACCTGTCACTATGACGACCTTTCCCAGAAGCAGCCAAAGTATCTGTTCTGCCTCAGCCCCATTGGGAACGGTTCGCCAAACTTTTTAAATCTCATCTCTTTTAAATCTTTAATATCTTTATGAACTATAAGTTCTTTTGCTCTCATTATCTTTCCATGATCTGTAGCAAAGAAAATTGTCTGGATAGAATTATCGGGTATAACCATGTCGGCACCAACCTTTGTCCAGCTTTTGCTGTCCCAATAAACCTTTATTTTTATGTCTTCAATTTTTTCAACCTCTTTTACTACTTTATTGTTTCTAGTATATTGAGGTTGCGTCCTTCTGTGTGCGTTAACGGATCTGTTGTCGGGTATATTATCTGTTGTGGAAACTATTTGCTCGACTTGTTCTACGTATACTAATTGACATGTAACTCCAAATATATTAAATGTGGAGTCAACTACGTCGTAGTATTTATCGAAAACGCTTTCTGGAATATTAACCGGCATATTTACAACCTTATATTGTTATTTCTAATTGTGGAGCGTCATCTCCTGAGTCATCATAAAATTCAATGTATGGCATAGCATGTCCACCGCTATATGCAGTTTTTGTGTAGAACATAAGCACTATGCTGTTGCCCGAAGACCATCCTGACCTGTCTAATATCTCTTGAATTACAGTTTTAATATCGGGAGAGCTTAAGACAGTTCCATCAGCTGCACTTCTAAGTGTTCCATTCCCGGTGTCTGTATTGTTACCCCAAGCGACTTCGGCTGTAGTGAAGTTGCTGTGGTTAAGATGACTTGCGGCTGTTGGAGCAGCTTGATTATCTGCATCAAGAGCAGCTACATAGAAATCATGATTACTCGAACCACCTGCATATCCTCTCTTATTTAACTTCAAGTAAGCACTCTGAACGGTAGCTCCTTGTGCTGCAACAATACTATTAAACCTAAAGTATCCTGCTATGTAATCGTATTCTCCCTCTTCATCATCAAACTGCGTACCAAGGTATGCTTTAGTCGAATTATGTGCAAATTGTGTGTTATAGGTTGAAACACTGGTAGCACTAGTCCCCCTTCTAGCTGCTTTACCATCGTCTGCACCAGCAGCTATGGTATAAGTATTAGTGCTTTGTAGTCCGGTTTCGTCGCCAGTGTAAAACCTGTACACGTCAGCCCTGTCTTGTATAACGCCAGAATGTTTAATACTATTAAGTGAGATATTTGCAGGCAAAATTTCAGAATTTCCAAGCTGATCGGTAAAAGTCACGGCAGAACCGTGTTTTATATCATTAGCACTAATTATTTTTAAAAAGGTGGTCATAGTCTATTATAGCCTCTAGTTGTTGGTGTCGCCGCTGTAATATCTAACATCGTCAAAACGAGTGTTATAGCGGGAGAACATAGTACCAGAGGGAACAAATTGATTGACCGTAGGATGAATTCTAAGCCCACTAGCTGGTGCTCCGTTTTCATCTAATGCAGGTATTTCGCCAATAGAGACAATGACACTGCCATTTTTTATATCAGTGCTGCTTTTTGCTTTAATGACTATCTCGTCAGACATGTTATATATCTCCGTTTAAAGATTTATTTAAGTTATTCTATCCTAAAGTTGATTAATCTGGTACGTTAGCTTGGTACGTTAGAAAATACTGAGTACTTCCACTGACCATCGCTTCTGACAGCAAACCCTTTTATGCCATGCAAGCGAGTATGACTTCCAAAGTCATTGTTTGCTTTTGAGTAATTATACATGTTAAGCACACACACAACCCCGTCCGTGTTTGGTATTTTTTGTCCAGTCTCATCATAAAGGTTTCCGCTCTTACTGTATCTAGCGACCGGCATTTGCAAATAACCATATTTGTTGATGATCGTCTGCTTTGTATCACCAGCAAAACCCACATTAAATCCATCGTTTTGGATGTCTGCTTGTAGCATATCGGAGGTGTGAGATAACGTTCTGTTTAACTTTAATACTATTTTAGAAGTTATTTCAGGTTTAATTGTAACTGTCGCCTCTTGTAGTTCAAACAAGCTTCCCGGTTGTTTACCAAGCATAAGGTGTCTAGCAATACTTGAGTGAGAATCATTGTACCTCATAGCGGTACTATAGCCATGTATTATACTACCAATACTTACAATATAATCGTCATAGTCGCCAGCCCATATGTCAGCTCTTTCTTCTGCTGAGTCTGGTTCAAGTATCAGGTTCCAACTTCCTAATCTTCTTCTTGATGTGCTACCTCCGGTAGTGCCGCCAACGGCAAAGCCAAGTGCTATGGTATTTTGTATGGTCGAAGTTTGGGTGTTATCTGTTACACCTTCCTCCCACCTCATAGCGTTCGCACCTAGAATTATAGAGTCGTCAACACCTGAAGATCTAGCACCCGCGTTTAATCCAGCGAAGAATGATTGGTCGGCATCAAAAGATGTTTTTCCAGCTTCACGACCTATAAACACTGACTCATTAACACCAGATGACTGACATCCAGCCTCTGTACCAATAAAATTAGCGTAATCCACTTCGGCAGAAGAAGCACCAGCTTGATAGCCAATGGCGTTGGCAACCGTCACTCTGTTTGCATTATTAAAGGAGTGGGAACCAACCCCCGCTGTGTAGATTAATGTCCGACCATTGGTAAGGGCACCAAAACCCAAGGCAATGCTTCTAGTGGACGTTTTTAAACCAGTTGCTGCCGAGTGACCAACCATCACAGTGTCCGAAATACCACTAGAAGCTTGAGCGGCGTACGAACCCAAAGTAACAGAATTAGTGTGTCTGAAAGAATCTTTTGCTGAAGCATCACCAATAGCCACACTTTGCTGAAACAGGTAAGAATTACGAGCTGAATTTCTTCCCATAGAAACCGTTCCATAGTGTCTCCAGCCGCTAGAAGCAGCGTTGACGCCTATGAATACATTGCCACCGATATGATCTCCATAGCCAAGCAATTGACTAGCGGCTGTACCATCGACACCAGCACGATAACCAATCATCACTTCGTTCTGACCGTTTTTCAAACCAGACCCAGCACTTCGACCTATAAAGATACTTTTTCTAATACCAGATGTGGCATGACCAGCTCTTACACCAATTGCTATAATATCTTCTGCTCCAGAGGCTCCAATAAGTGCTCCTCGACCGATCCCAATAGCTGTACTAAGACCACTAGCATCAAGACCGGCATTTGTACCCAAGAACAAGCCGTTGTCTACTTTAATAGTTTCTCTACCTGCATTATAACCTATACCAATATTTTTATGGGTTTGGCTTCCAGCAATACCGCCCGCAACAGACTGAAGACCAGCTCTGTGACCAATGAAAACGGAGTCTTGAAGACCACTAGTCGAAGCACCAGCTAGGAATCCTATATAAGTACCGGAAGTATTATATAGATTGTTGCAACCAGAAAGAGCTTGATAACCTACTATAACATTTTCAGATAGTTCTGTTACTTTATTACTTCGTACTCCAGCACCATCTCCAAGTCTAACCGCTTGATGGAATCTAAGATGTTTAAGGGTTCCGCTGCCATCATGTCTAAAGTCAATAACTCTAGCCTGTCTTGTTAAGCCACTTCCAACAAAGTCAGAGAAGGCGGCGTCAGCGTATCCACTAACTTGCAGATGTAAACCTAAATTGTAGCCACTCAATGCTACGCCGCTTATATCTGAGTAAAGCTTCGCATCGTACAAGGCGTTTCCACTAGATACTGAAGTATGAGTGTTTACCCATCCACTAATAGCTACTCCGCTCACGTCGGAGTAAAGTTTTGACTCGTGAACAGCGTTTCCGCTAGTTACTGAAGTATGAGTATCCACCCAACCACTGATAGCCACACCACTCACATCGGAATAAAGCTTTGCGTCGAAGACTGCGTTTCCACTGATAGCTACACCGCTTACATCTGAGTAAAGCTTTGCATCGTAAAGAGCGTTTCCGCTAGCAACTGAGGTGTGAGTATTCACCCACCCACTGAGGGCTACACCACTCACATCAGAGTAAAGTTTTGACTCCTGAACAGCGTTTCCGCTAGCTACCGAGGTGTGGGTGTCTACCCAACCGCTGATAACTACACCGCTCACGTCAGAATAGAGCTTCGCGTCGTAGAGTGCATTTCCACTAGCTACTGAAACGTGGGTGTTTACCCATCCACTACCGGGAGAAAAGTCAATTGAAATTGTGTCTGTGGCATTTCTATGAGTTCTGATACCCGTTGCACCAAGTATGTTAAGGGCTTCACTATCTGTTATAGTGTCAGCACTTCCAGCGTCGGCAGCTATATTAAAGCTATTCATAGTACCGCCACCAGCAGCAGTAATGGCATCTATTTGATCTTGGAATGACTTACCACTAACAGCATGATCTATCAGGTGATATGCCGCCCAACCACTAATACGCACGCCGCTCACATCGGAGTAAAGCTTTGCATCGTAAAGAGCGTTTCCGCTAGCAACTGAGGTGTGAGTATTCACCCACCCACTGAGGGCTACACCACTCACGTCAGAATAGAGCTTCGCGTCGTAGAGTGCATTTCCACTAGCGACGGAGGTGTGAGTATTTACCCAGCCGCTGATAACTACACCGCTTACATCGGAATAAAGCTTTGCATCGTGCAAGGCGTTTCCGCTAGCGACGGAGGTGTGAGTATTTACCCAGCCGCTGATAACTACACCGCTTACATCGGAATAAAGCTTTGCATCGTGCAAGGCGTTTCCGCTAGCAACTGATACGTGAGTTTCTACCCATCCACTACCGGGGGAGAAGTCAATTGAAATTGTGTCTGTAGCACTACCTTTCGTGGTTATGCCTGTTACCCCAGCTATGGTTAAAGTGTTTCCATCTGAGATTGTTTGATTCGCTCCAGTGTCTCCAGCAAGAGTAAATGTGGTCGATCCACCCCCCATGCCGCCACCGGTTCCGTTAGCTGCCGATGTAATTCTTCCCTGAGCATCAACGGTAATATCTGCATTTGTGTAACTCCCAGCGGTTACCGTTGTGTGAGCAAGGTGAGAAGCTCCGATGCCGTCTGCCTTAACTCTTAGTGTATCAGAATCTATTTCTATAGTTGAATCGTCAACATTTACAGAGAAAGAACGATTAGCAGAAAGGTCACCACCCCCAGCTAAACCATCTCCAGCGGTCAAAGTTCGGGCGTGAAGTGCTTCAACCGCAAATCCACTAGCAACAACTTGTGCTCTATTACCAGAAGCTATGGCAAAGGTTTTGGCGGCTTCATAAGCAAAACCACTAGCGACAACTTGTGCTCTATTACCAGAAGCTATAGCAAAGGTTTTAGCTGCCTCATAAGCAAAACCACTAGCAACAACCTGTGCCCTGTTACCAGAAGCTATGATGATTGGATGTAGCACATTATGAGCAAACCCACTAGCGACCACCTGTGCTCTATTGCCAGAAGCTATAGCAAAGGTTTTTGCAGCTTCATAAGCAAATCCGCTGGCAACAACTTGTGCCCTGTTTCCAGACGCGATTATAATTGGGTGTAGTACGCCGTAAGCAAATCCACTAGCAACAACTTGTGCTCTATTACCAGAGGCTATAACATTAGCCATAGTTGCAGCTCCGCCACCACCAGTTGCCATATTAGCAACATCGTCTACGTAACCGCTAACCTGATTATATTTACCAACAGTATAACCACTATGTGCAGTAAGTGCATAAGTAGGATCTATAACTAATTGACCACTATTACCTGCTGAATGCTCAAAGAAGTTTGCATGTATACCGCTAACACCACTAACAATAAATAGATGGTCTTGATGAACGTGTCCGGTATGAATATCCCAATTGCCAGACACTCTAAACATGTCGCCAATAGCAAATGTCATATCTCTATTAATAAGGGATAATCCACTACCAGCTTGATAAGCACCACTAATTACACTAAGGTCATCAAATATAACGCCACTAACGTCAATTTTTTCTGTTGTCGTCCAAGCATCTGTAGCGTTACGCCATGTCCATTTCTTATCATAGTTTTTACTTTTGATAATAACACCGGCATCGTCAATTTGTGCATCGGTGTTTATAGGATCTCCACTTTGAGAAGCAAGCTCAATGTTTATATCCTTCATGGTAACGACTGTACTATCTAAGAAAGTCTTAGAACCACTGACGATCAGGTTACCTACAGCGTGAATATCTCCACCAAAATGTGCATCTCCACTAACATGAAGTAAGCCGCTAACGCCAACAGAACTGCCGACATCTAGACCGTAAGAAGGGGCGACAGGTATTCCAATACCAAGTTGGTTTGTCCCCTTTTCGTAGCGAAGCTCTTTATCAAACTCTATTTTTCCGCTAGCGGTTGTAAACGCAACGGCACCTGCTGGAATCTCTGAAGTGTAGTCCACATAGTTTTGTTGAACTACATATAAAGAAGAAAGATCTGGAACGTCTTCTAACTCCAAATACCTAAACACTGGCGGGTTTTCTGGACAGGTCGCAGAAGATTCGTCGCAACCACTGGCCGGTCCAGCAAAAACTTGACCCTTAAGCTGTTTCTTGAAAAGCAGTCTCTGATCAACAAGTCCACTAAGTGAGAACACCTGATCTGTGTGCGTTTGGTTATCAAGTTCAGTTCTGAAAAACGGTTCTAGCTGCCTACCGCCAGAAGCCGTCTTAAGGAGAGATTGGGGCAACGCTTGCCCGCCTGAGAATTGAACACCAGAGCCACCACCAATAAAACCAGAAGCTCTAACTAATGAGTAAGATACTTTACCACCTACATCAACTGCAAATTTAGGGTTGGGCTGAGAGACGCCAATCGAATTAGTTCCGGTTGACCAAACAATGTCTACATCGTAGTCTAAAGTTTGCTCATTTCCCCAGAATGCAATTCCAGCTTTCTTTGGTTCGCTAAACCCACTTACGCCACCAGCAGAAAATACTGAGTACTTTCCGGGATAGGTAACAAACACCTCAGTAACACCCTGAAAATCTACGGGTGCTCCAGATACAGCATAATTAACACCGCTAACGCCTGCATGATAAGCCCCTGCAACTCCAGCATAATGCCCCTGATGATTATTAGGCATATAGAAAGTAACGCCCGGATAACCAGAGAATTTATGCTCATGAACAGAGGTTGGAACATCGGCTAGAGTTGGGGTTGCGTAACCTCTCAAGCCACTAGCGGCAGATTTTGTCAAATACAAAGGGTAAAAGAATCCTTCACGACCCCTAGTGGGGCCGCTAGCACTCTCGTCGTTTACGAAGTAAGGGCCAGAAGAGATGTTATTACTACGAAGAGGGTATCTGGTTAAAGTATTTGAATTGTACTCTCCAGAACCAACCTCGTACCTCGTTCCGTCAGTAGCAGCGTAGAATACAACGTCGCCATCCTCATAGAAATCTCTAAAAGGACTAAACCCAGTAGCTACACTGTCTAATGCAAAGGCATTAGTTGATGGATCAAATGATAACTGTTTTACTCTATCTGAAAGTCTAACTTCTCTTGACATTTATGTTACCCTTGAATTGGTTTGATATTCACAAAAAATTAATTTAGAATGAGTCTTGCGAAACACTTGCTGTTACAGGAGGGCTACCAGAGGCAACATTTTTACCTAGACCATAGAATACTATATCAATTAACTCTGAATCAACATAGTCACCGGTCTCAGATCTAACCACAACAGAGCACATATGTCTATCTTTGTTGTTGTCTACACGCTGTCTCATGGTTGTTAACACGGTGTTGACTACACCGTCTTCTATACTACCTGAAGCTGTAGTGGCATTCGCATGACCTATGGCAATAAAGTGTGGGAAGCTTGCTCCACCATCATCTCTGAAAATTCCAGATGCCAAGTGAATTTCATACTTACCTTCTGCCGATCTATAAATTCCACTGACATTATGGAAGCTTCTTACGGACGGTACTCCAGCACCACCGTTTCCATCAAACTGAACCCATGCTTGAGCAACACCTTTGGCGGTATTTGGAATAACAGATTGATCGCTAAACCTCATGTTACCAGAAACGTAGATTTCTTGGTCGTGACCTTGAACCGTCTCGCCATAACCAGATGGTCCGACTGGAACAAACTTAAGGCCAATTCTTTCATAACCCGATGCGTTTATCCAATTGTTGCCAAGTTTAAAATCATCAGTACAAGGATTGGTACCATCAACATGATAGTATTGTGTATGTGGATTTCCAACATCTTTGTTGGCTAGGTCATTATGGTTTATATTATTTATTCCGGGGAATGGTTGAATTTGAGTATTACTTGTAATACCCGCAACCGTAATCGGCCAGTTTGGAAATGCTATGCCTGACTCAGCAATGAAAATACCCTGAGAAGCATCACCGGCAGACGTTTGCCTAGCTCTAACGTTCTTGTAGAACGGGAATCCATGTCCAGTCTGAGTGCCGATATCGCTACCGCCATCTGTATTTCCACTACAAATAATTTTATTGATGGAGTACGCAAGGTCTTCCATATTGTGACGAACATCTTCTGCTGAAATTAATCCAGCGTTGTTGTCCGCTAAGTCGGTGCTGATACTTGTAATCAGGTCACCAGAGTTCTTCATAGTAGGCATTTAAAGTTCTCCTTTAATAATTGAAATATCCACCAGATCTATTGTCTGAATACATTCCTCTTCTTACATAATCCGAGCCGGGACTATAAGGTCCGAGGATAGACTGGCCACTAACACTGTTGCCAGCCCTATAATCTATTAACGCTTCGTCGTATTTTTTGCACAAATCCTGATATAAAACGGTAAGTGTGGAGGTTACACCTCTTAGGTCTATGGCGGAAGGGCCATCTTTGATACTTATCGCATTACCAGATTCTTTTCTTATCTCGCTACCCACTATTATGCAGGAGGCTCTGAGACAAGCAAGTGCTATAAATGGGTCATCTTTTGTTCCAGAATCGGTGGGGTCTGGAGACAAGGTTGATGCTTCTACATTTATATCGTAGGTATTATTAAAATCTACGTTCATGATTAAAAGTTGTGCGGCCACCAAAATAGTGGTTTCAACCCTGTCAGTAGAAAAAGTGTAATTTGAGGAGTCAACATCGTTAATAAGATGTCTAACTACGGTTGTCATTTGGCCTTGCCACGACATGTTTCACCTATATATTGCTATGTACTTTGAATGTGTAAATGTCTGTAAAAAATGTTCCGCTTGGTATAATAACTCTTGCTTGCAATTTATAAACACCAGCTTCATCCAAGTCTCCAGCCACTGTGTCGTAAAACATGACACCTGAAATACCGTAGTCTTTAAGTGTTGCGTTTCTGTCTATAACAGAGTCGCTAGGCTTCCTAAAACTAAGTTGGTGAATTGATCCACCATCAATGCCGGATATATTAACAATATTACCGTCATCTTTGATGGTTATCTCAAATCTAGTTCCAACATCGTTTTGATGTATTTCACTCGCCATTGCATTACCTTATTAAGATTATCGGATCTTTTTGTTTAATATTCATGTCAAACTTAAAAAGTGCCCCCTCGATCAAGAGGATGGGCTGTTTAGACATTTGTATGTTTAATACTAGATCTATCTTCATTTTTTAAGCACTAACGTAATATTTATACACGGTTGTAGCGATAAGGTCACCAAAAAAACCTCTCCATTGGATTTCTTTTCCATGCTGGATGAAGATCCGGAGGGAACATCGCTAAATGGGAATTCGCCAAACATTATAGCTGAGGATCACTAATAACAATGGTGGTGTCCAAACCTTGAGCCGCCTGATCTTTAGCAATCTGGGTCTCATAAGCTCTGACGTGTTCAGCCAAAAACTGTCTCACGATTCTATTGCAAAATTGTGCTGTAGTTTCCGGGTTGTCAATTAATGCAACCTGATTTGGGTCAGGTATTGTAGATGGATTGGTAAGTAGATCTTCTGGAATGGTATCATCGTAGTCCGGATTGGCGATGGTGGCATCCTCGTCATAGTCTGGATTAGCAATCTGTTGTGGCCTGTTATAGTTAACAGCTACAGCCGTCAAGACTCTCGCTACATCAGCGTCGTCTATTTCTACTGAAAAAACTGCCATTGTTTCTCTCCTGTAAAACTAAAGTTATGTGTACACAATGAATTATACACTTTTTTCTGTAAAATGTTAATAAATCAACTCCCCTTGTTCAAATGGGGGAGTTCGCACCTAGGAATTTGGCATTTATCGCATATTTCATGCCATCTGTCTGGTAAATCTTCAAATTTGTAAACTTCTACGCCAAGATCTTCACCGTAGTGACCCTGTGTAAAGAATTGAGTGGTATGCTCCATCCAGTTATCTTCAAAAAATTTCATATGATCTTCAATCGCTAGAAAGTCTTTTATCTCGTCAGCAATTGGCTCTAGTATCTTGTGTTGATTTGATTTTAATCTTTGTACCCAATTGTTCATGCTGACAAATCTATCTTTAATAGGCCTGTGGATAGCAAACCTGTATATATCGTTCCAATCTTTAATGTACCCCTTAAGGACTGCTGCCGTTTGATGGCCCTGACATCTTTCAAACTCTCTGACAAACATGGGAACCGTACTGATCAAGGACGGTACTCCATGTCCAACACAAGTAGATGCGATAGCGTTTTTTATGGAATTACCACCAGTTCTGGGGATGTGAATAAAAACTGCTCTTTTAGGTAGGTATATCATAGCACTTCACACATATAGCTAGGGTATTTTTCTAAACTTATTCCAATCATCTTCATTTTGCCAGCCTGAATGTTCTCGTTAACAGCTCTTATTACACCCGCTTTCCAAACTTGACAGTTTGTCACATAATCATGTCCCATTATTAGACCTCCCTTTTTAACTTTCAATAATGCGGATTCAATCTCTATTGATACAGATTTGTAATCATGGCAGGCATCTATGTATATCCAGTCTAGATAATTATCTTCTAGCGAATACAAAAAATTACCACCGTATTCTCTATGTAGCTCAACTTTGTAGGCTTCTATTTCTCTTTGAAAAAGTTTTCCTACTAAACGTCTGTGGTCGTCTTCCCACAAGGACGGGGCATCTATTAGGCAGGCGTTGGGATGTCTTTCCCTCCAAATGTCACATAGGTGCAGTTTTTTAGGTTTAGCTACATGATACAGAGATACAGAATTGCGACCTTTGCAAACGCCTATCTCTGCACCAATACCATCCTTCGGGATATCTAAATATAGTTCGTTAACTGTTTCGTATTCTTTTATTTTATCCATCTTTCTCCTCTGGGCAGATGACAAACTTGCCGCTTTTCTTTCTTATCCTAACCGCTTCTGCGATTTCACTTTCTATAAAAAACTTAGCGTCTGACTGGGAAAATATTTTAGCTTTAAAAGTAGAAGCTTCTTCTACATGATTTTTATCTCTCTTGGCTTCATCTTCTGTTGGGTACATTTGAAGGAAGCCATACTTAATGCCATGTCGTCTCAGCCAATCTTCTGTGATTGAACGGTATTTCTCTAGACGTGCGGTTACAATTCCTTTGCAGTGTGTTTTGGGGATTCTATGAAGAAAGGGCTTTACATTTTTTATATATTCAACATATCTTTCTTCGTCTATACATATTTCATAGGGGACATTGGGAGAAAATATTCCATCAAAATCTAGTAATGCGTGTTCTATATATGTGCAATTAAAAAGATTCCACTCTAATAAATGAGGAGGGCTTAAGTCTCTAGCATAGAAATCCGGTTTAAACTCTGACGCTGGCCTACAGTAGACAGAGCAAAAGTAGGCGTCTTCCATAAGCCTGCTCTTAACATTGTTCATGGCAGTTCCTGCGTATACCGTGTCGTCTACCACTAATAGGCTACCGTTACAACCTTTGTAATTGAGCATTCTTATTCCGCCAAACTTGCTGACTCCAGAAAGGGGAATTAAATTGTTTTGGGGGTCTAAAAAGTAAAGTGGTAAGTTGAGCCACATGGCAATCATGCTGGCTGGAAGCATTCCCGATCTAGGGATGCCAACTACTCCCTTTAGTTTTAACCCTGCGAGCTGGGGTAATAATAAGTTTTTACAATCTCTTATAAGCTGTGCGGTTGTGATGTACTCACCGGCAAGAAAAGCTTTTCTTCTCTCGTGTTTTTTATCACAGTCAATTTTATACCTAGCTCTCTCTTCCTCGCTGGCCTTTTGACACCACTGCCAGTTCGGTGGGTCGTATGTCATTTCCTGTTTAAAATATTCGCAATACCCAGCTTGAGGGCATTTACATTTTTCCAATCCCATTTTTTACTCCATAAACATCTCAAAACCCGTTCCTAATATCATTACTATATCATGAGTGGCTTTATTGGGTGATCCAGAACTACCTGTACCTGAAGGTAAGTCACAGGGAGAGTCGTCGCCAGTACCAGCGGTATCATAAAGATACTTAATTGTTAATTGGGTTTGTCCTGCTCCCATTTCCATTCCACCACCGCCACCGCCACCAACTGCGGTCACAACGTATACGTATGTAGATAGAACAGTACTGCTACCACCGTCGCCAGCTCCTCTTTTTTCAACATAGACATAATGGCCAATTTTAGCGTTGGCGTACTCATCATCATAAGTGATGGTATAGCTTGGTCCAGAGCCACTACAGGAGTCAACCCCTGCATTGTCGTGAATTACAACATGATTTCTTAGGTTAGCCATTAGTTTGGTATATCTTGTCCTATGATGAAGCCATCAAATTTAGTGTCGTTTGCACTACCTCCGGTCGCCGTGCATAAAAATCCATATACATCTTTATGTCCCTGATGGGAAGTTCCGTCGTTTCCAGTCATTGTTGGTGAAATATTTCCAGCCCATTTTAATTCAGCGGCGGTACTTCCATCTATTCTCACTGTTGACCAACTTATTCCGTGTCCAGTACCGCTAGTGGCTTGGATAAATCGAATAACAAACTTTTGCCCTATTGTGGCATTTTCAAACTGTACGGCTGTGATATCGGCACCCAAGAGTATGTTGAAATAATTACCTTTGCTTAGGTCTATCTGCAATGTAGCGTCTTCTGTTGTGGTTCCGGTGGCTGGAACTGGCTGATTAACATATGCTCCTTGTACTAAGTGGAGTCTGTTTTCGCTTTCATCCCATTCTACATAAGAGCCGCTTCTAGCACCAAAGAACTTAACATCTTTACCTGTGTCATCAACACCAACCGTAAGGGTTCCATCTAACTGAACATTACCATCAATGTCTACAGCATCTAGATTTGTTGTGCCGTCTACATCTAAATCACCGTCAACATCAGTATTTCCTGTAACAGTTATGCTATCGACATAAGCATCTTTCCATCTTTTTGCACTAGTACCAAGATCTACATCGCTGTCGGCTTCTGGCCCAAACACGTTGTCAATTAAGCTAACTTGGTCAACGTTATTTGCTCTAAGTATAATCTTATTGTTTGTCGTAGCAAAGTCAATTAAGTTCTCAGTGCCTCTACCCATCTTGAGGGAGGCGTTGTATACAGAAGTAATTGTAGTTTGTGCGGCAGTAATTGCTATGTCGTTAGCGTTCGCTGTAATGCCATCGCCACCAACAACGTTTAGTGTTGCGTCTCCAGTAGTGGCTCCGCCTGTTAAACCGTCACCAGCAACTACAGATGTGATATCTCCTCCGCCTCCTCCACCAGAAGCATCCTCCCATTGAGGTGCGTTTCCAGCATCGTTGACAGTTAAGACTTGACCATCACTACCTATTCCCAATCTAACGTAGTCAGTACCATTGTAGTACATTATATCGCCCGCAGCATCAGAGCCAAGGGCTATCTTTGCACCAGTAATTCCATTGTCTGCAATATAAGCACTGGCAATTGCAGTGCCATTCCAAACTCCAGTGTCGATAGTGCCTACCGTAGTGATTGCTAACCCGTTGATATCAGCTTTAGTTTGGTCTGCTGTAGCATTGGCTTCAATAGCATCTAATTTGCTTTCTTGAGCGTCTGTCATAAACCTTTTATTTGAGGCGTCTGACATATTGGCTGTTGTGAAGTTTGGAGAAGAGCCAGATATTACAGACTGATCTAAAGCTTTCACGTCTGCTATGCTCGCTAGCTCACTATCCATTAATGCTCCAGCCGCTGTCACGTTAGTAGTGTCTGTCACATCTGCACTAGCCTCTATAGCATCTAGCTTGGTTTTGTCCCCATCTGCAAATGCTCCTTCAGAAGGTTTGACTTGTAGAGTAGAAATGGTGACCCCTTTGACGCCAGCTAGGTCAGTCAGCTCACTGTCCATCAAGGCTCCAGCCGCAGTAACATTGGTGGCATCCGTAACATCCGCACCGTCTTCAACATTCAGTGCTGTTCGTACTTCGGTTGCTGTTAAACCCTCTACTTCTGTACCATTGATTCTAAGGAAGTCATTGTCTGCTACTGCATCGTTAGCTGTTAGAACGTTTCCGTCTGAAATACCCTTTGTTAAGGCTTTTACAAATGCGAGATTTGTTACCTCTGAATCCATCAAGGCTCCAGCAGCAGTTACATTGGTCGCATCAGTCACATCGGCATTTGCTTCAATACCATCTAGTTTGGTATGATCAGCGTTTGTAAAATCATTAGTTGTTAACCCACCGTCACCTACGGAATAAGTAGTATTAGTATCAACAGCCGAACCATTAAATTTAAGGGTTCCGCCGTCGTTGTAGAGCTTGTTTGTAGTAGAGGAAGGAGCATTATCTGGTAAGACTACACCACCATCTGGACCAACAGCTACGACCTCGGTGCCATCACTTTTTTGGAAAGTTTGCATGTTAGCAGATTGAGAAGCGTGAGCCTTTACTTTAATCCCAATATCGGAGGCTGTATGCATATTTACATCCATAGCGGCGGAGTAAACATCTGCCCATCTTAGCGTACTTGCTCCAAGGGATCTTCCATTGTCGTTGTTTGGGTAAAGGGCGGCGTGTACTCTCCAAGTATTGGAACTTGCGTGGAACTGGAGCCTATCTGTTCCTCCGTTTTGGAACATTATGTCGCGGGCTGTTCCGTCTCCAGCGGTGGTATTTATTACAAATTCATTAGCTTTCCAACCCATCTTCAGGGTTTCATTGTCTGTGTTAGCCGAGTTTATAAAATGAATGTTAGGAGGAGTGTCATTATCTCCACTGTTCATTATAATGTTAGAAAGACTAGTTAACTGGCCTCTATTTAGATCTCCAGCGAAAAACGATAAACCGGAGGGGACGCCAGTAGACAGGGCTACATCGTTAGCGTTGACAGTTATGCCATTACCAGCTCCGACAGCAAAACTTCTGTTGGAAGAAATGTCTCCACCACCTGTTAATCCATCACCAGCAGTTAGGGTTACAGAAGTGTGGTCTATGTGTTCATTAGCTACAAAATTACTAGCCGTGTCATGGTCAACAACAAAGTCCATGTCACCGTTAGTATCATCATAGGTTATTGCGATCCCTGTCTTTGTTCCCCCGGTTGCCACTAGCGGGCCTGCAATATCCTGAACTTCTTCTGTTGTAAGGGTAGCTGTAATGAAAGCAGAAGACGAGTTATCGTAGTTAGATAGGTCGTTATCAACCGTCAAGTCGATTGCACCATCGCCAGCGTCATCGTAAGCTGCTGTAATGAGGGTGTGACTACCATTAGTGACAAATTGAGCACCGACGATATCTTGGGCTTCTTCTGATGTTAAACCACCTCCACCACCACCAGCGGTCCAAGGTACGTTTACAACCAGCTTGTCACTGCTATCCACCTGTACGGCGTAAGTTCTAGACGCGGTAGTTGTGCGACTCTCAGCGGCTGTTGTTTGAACAGTATAGTCTACTAAGTTTGCATTAAATTTAGTACCTTGTAATATAACTCCGCTATCACTAGTGTAGGTAGTATTGGTATCGCTATTAACAGCAGAACCGTTAAACTTCAGTGTACCCCCGTCATTATAAAGTCTATTAGTGGTAGAAGAGGGTACATGATTTGCTAACTCAACGCCACTAGCAGTTAATCCACTAGCAAGTATTTGGCCTAGTTTTGCTCTGTCGTCGGTAACGGCAGATCCATGAACAGCAATTATACCAGCAGAATATCTTTTAAGGTTAGTATCTGTGCCGTCTTGTGCTTCACCAACAGAGCTGCTAGACCAACCAATATAACTGGCATTACCAACTTGAAGGCGGTCATCGCCTATGATAAGTCTATTTCTTCCACCGGCACAAAATGCTATTTGTTGATCGCTAAACTTTTCGTAAAATCCAACACGTCTATTGCTAGAGCCTGTAAAACAAAGAGTTGGGGCGGAAGTGCCTCCTCCTCCGGGTAAGAATATTTGACCACTAGCAGAAGTGATATCACCACTGGTTAAAATATGTCCTTGGCTAGATATCTCAGCCTTAATCGTACCGGCACTATCTTGCCACTCGGTTAGATTCGCAGACTGAGCAGCTTTCCCTTTTATAACTACACCTTTATAAGCAGCAGCCAACGGATATGCGGTAAATCCCCTGTTAAAGTGAGGTACAGAGCTTCCAATCTCACCATCGGGACTCTGCCTTGAATCAAAGACCTCAGTAACTCCAACATATAATTTAGTTCTATAATAACTTTTTAGTTCTTGTATATTACCATCTACATGTAAACTATGATCTCCACCATTTGTTGTCATGGTAATTCCACCACAGTCGGTAACTGCACTGCTTGTAGAACCGTCAAGTGTTATACCTCTGGTGGCACTAGCGTATATAAACCCATCACCACTAGTTAGAACCCCGTCATCTCCGAAAAACGCAACACCAGATGGACCGCCAACCCCGCTAGCTGAATTGGCGAGTATGTCGGCGGCGTGATTAGCTCCGCTAGCAGCAAGACGAATTATGTCATTGGCGTGATTAACACCACTAGCAGATTCAGTTCTAAGCTCTGTTGTCAGATTGGTGACGGATGTGTTGGTGGCTGTACCGCTGGCAGCGTTGCGGATAATATCAGCGGCATGGTTTGTACCGCTAGTAGCAAGATGGGTAATGTCGGCGGCGTGGTTCGTTCCACTGGCGGCTAACCTGATTATATCGTTAGCATGATTTACACCACTTGCAGACTCTGTCCTTAACTCAGTAGTTAAATTTGTCACAGAAGTGTTGGTGGCTGTACCGCTGGCAGCGTTGCGGATAATATCAGCAGCATGATTGGTTCCACTGGCGGCTAATCTGATTATGTCATTAGCGTGGTTTACACCGCTAGCCGACTCTGTTCTCAACTCAGTGGTTAAATTTGTTACAGACGTATTGGTTGCAGTTCCACTCGCTGAATTCCTAATAATATCAGCGGCGTGGTTTGTGCCGCTAGTAGCGAGACGAATAATGTCGGCGGCGTGATTCGTTCCGCTGGCGGCAAGCCGGATTATGTCATTAGCATGGTTGACACCGCTAGCTGACTCTGTTCTTAGTTCGGCGGTTAAATTAGTTATAGAAGTGTTGGTTGCGGTGCCGCTCGCAGAATTTCTGATAATGTCCGCAGCGTGATTGGTTCCGCTTGAAGCTAGTCTTGTGATATCATTAGCATTATTAAGACCGCTAGCAGAATTTGTGCGGATTTCAGTAGTGTTTGCAGTTATTAAATTAGTAAGTGTAGTGGAGATGTTTGCATCGTCATTAATAGCAGCCGCTAGCTCATTTAGCGTGTTCAGTGTAGCGGGAGCACTATCTACTAAGGCTGCTACTTTAATATCTGTATAAGATTGATTGTATCCAGAGACTGCATTGCCAGAACCAAAGTCTAGGTGAAACTTATTATTCTGTAGAATTAAACCGCTTCCCGCTGTATATGTTGTGCCTCCGCCGCCGCCGCCAGCAGTGGTTTGAGTGGTACCATCATTAAACCTTAAACCGCTAAGACCAATGTTAATACCGCTAGCTGAAAGTATTGAACTAGTGTAGCTTGGGACATTGGAGTCTGTGTAATGCTCTGCCCAACCACTAACAGCAGCAATATAATCTTTATTGGATTGGCCGGAGGCGTTGAGTTTATTAGTGTTTTGATTTATATTAATTTGTAAGGTAGATGTTTTGTTATCTATTCTATCTTGAAGATAACCGCTAACATTATCAATTTTAGTTCTATTAAAATTACCAGAACTCATAAATGTGTAGTGGTCATTTGTTATACTTGTTGAGTTTGCAGATATCAGTGCTAAGTTTGCATTACCTGAAGCTATTGCTGTAGTAGCTCCCGTGTGATCGTCAGAGGCCAAGTGACTAGCAACATGACCAATTACCCAACCACTAATAGAGCTATCACCCTGTGAAGATTTTTGTGTTGATATATCCAAAGCCCAGCCGCTAATGGATGCCGAATAGTCTTTATTAGCATTTCCTGAAGCGTTTAAAGCAGATAAGTTGGAGGTTATTTGTGGCTGTAGATAGCCACTAACTGCTGTAGCGTCTGCTATGCCATCAATAACAGACTGGAAGTACCCACTAACTGCTGTTCCAGATAGATCGCTATCAACGTAATATTTTGCCCATCCACTAATATCTACGCCGCTCGCAGAATTACTTCTAATGTCGTCTAATACGTCTGTTCCAGCTAAGACTAAAGATCCATCGCTCTTTATTTTTGCCAGAACTGTGTCTGAGCTATTTCTCCACTCTTGTATGTTAGCGGCTTGTGCTGGTGCAGACTTTAGTATTAATGCTGGGTAAGCGGCAGTTTTTCCAATTATGGAAGTACCGGTTGTGCTAGCTGCACTAAAAATAACATTAGATTTATTGGTGACTTGAAAGCCAGCACCGTGAGTGAGATTAAGGCTGTTTTGACTATTGGCGTATAAACCAACATTTCCATCAGCACCAAAAACGTAAGCGTATGTGGGTGCAGAAGTAGGGCTGCTTGGCCCAGATTTTAAGCCAAGCTTCCACTCTGGAGAAGAAGAACCATCGGTATGGAGTGAAACAGTTTTATTAATACCGTCATCAAGGTACGCTTGAAAGAAATTACCGGCATTTGGTCTACTCAGTGTTAGCATCCCACTGCTGATCATACCGCTAGAGGATGTAATAAAGTTAGCCCCTGCAAAGCTAGATGCTGTTAGATTATTTGTTGTTATGTCGCCATTGGTTGTTGAAAGGCTACCGCTGCCTAAAATTATATCACCGCTTATGACAACGTTACCGTCAAGATTTTTGAATACGCTTTTTTCCGACGACAGTGCTATAAAAACAAAGGAGACGCCACTCAAAGATATTTTGGAGCCGCCTGAAGAGCTAGATATAACGGTATCTCTAGAAAGCGAACCAGCGGAGTAAGTACCAATACCCACTTCCCATCTGGTATCATTTTCTATCACGTAATAAGTCTGGTTACCTTCTCCAACGGCGGAGCCAAACGAAACAAAGCCACCAATAGCACCACCTAGAGTTAAGGTGCCGGTACCCGCTGTGATTGTTGTTTCTTTGACTCTATCTGATAGTATTAACGACATAATATCTCTCTTTATTTACATCTTTTTTTACAGCATTTCCCAGTTTTTGAGTTAGCCTTCGACTGAAGTTGTTTTAATTTTAATTTTAATTGATCTATCTCACTTAGCACTTCGGGGTCTATAGTTGATTCACCCCTGTATATACTCCTACATTCATCTACGATTCGATTGTAATCATCAAGGTCGAGATTTTGCTCTTCCACAAAATGTTTTTTGATTGGAGACAAATCCATGTTAAGCTCTAAGAACTCTAATACGTAATTTCTAACTTTGTTACCTAGTGTTAAGGGGTAAGAAACTCCATCCGGTCTATCAAACCTATGAAGCCATCTTAAAAATGGAAGATAAATAACTTTTCTGTCATTCATTCTATACTTTTCATGTATGTAGCATTCTTCTCCACCAAAACCCTCGGCATATTCATTAAATCCAAGCCAAGCATTTTTTCTAGTAAAAAAGCAGCCTAACCCTTGAGCAAAAACCTCAAATGGTTTTTCACTTGCATTTCTGCCGACTAAGCTGTAACCTTGGCTATTAAGTGTCTGATTTATAAGTTTCCATTCCACATCTTTAGGAAACTCTCTATTACAATATACACATTTATCAATACTTTCCCCTGTATCCAACTTAGAAAAGGCGGCTTTGCCATTTACGTTTTTTATTGAAAAATTAAATGACTCACAAACACACTGCCAAGCGTTGGCCCATTGACCCCACATGCCACTACCCCACGTATCTTTAAAGTGAGTGGAGATAGCAAGGCAATTATCGTGGACTAAAGGGCCGCAAAATAAGTCGTTGGAATCTGCATTGTATTCCATGTAGGTAAATAATCTGTCTAGAGTGTCAACAACTGGACAGAGTAGTACATGACAATCCAGAACTAAAACAAAGTTGGTTCTAGCTTCCTCTATTACTTTATTTCTAGTGGCCGAAGTACCTTTTTTATCAGTAAAATCTACTACTCTTAATGAGTTTATTTTTTTCTCTAGAGATTTTACCGATTTTCCATGTTTACTATTTGGATTATTCTCTACTACTAAAAACTCTATCTTTTGCAATAGATCTTGTCTATTGTTAAAAGTAAGCTCTTTTATAATATCTTGAATTGTAAAATACACACCATTAAAATCATCGTGATGTGCCATTCCTATTGTTAGTGTTTGTTCCATCTTTTTTCTCCTAAAGTTAAAAATTAATATGGTCCACTTGGATCTCCACCTCCGGGGCTATCTCCATCGCCTTCGCCATCCGGACTTGATCCTCCTCCGGGGTCGTCGCCATCTCCGTCGCCGTCGCCATCCGGACTTGATCCTCCGCCGGGGTCGTCGCCATCTCCGTCGCCATCGCTAGGGCTTTCATCGGGGTCGTCGCCATCTCCGTCGCCGCCGCCGGTTGGGTCATCGTCAGGAACGTCAGGGTTGTCAGGATCGTCACCCGGTCCATCTGGACCATCTGGATCATCTGGATCATCTGGATCATCTGGATCTTCGGTGGTCGTAGTAGTGCAATTTTCTGGGCGGTCTTCTGGGTTTTTTTCCCACCACGGTTGTTGCTCCCATTCTGCACAACAGTCAATACCAGTGCTATCAGTGTCTGCCCCCGATGCCGTCTCAGAATTAGTTTTACAAGAAGCTGGGTCCATTGGGTAGAAATTACGTCCGAAACGAGCAATTGATTGGGTGGGGCAGTTCCCGAGACAGTCTATTCCCGTAGTATGTCCTAAGTAGGGGTGCGTATCCCCGCATTGACTATGGTTTACCCCAGCGTTTGCGGCTTCGCAATTGTGTTCTCTCATAGGATAACCGGGATTTGGGCCTCCACCGGGATTAGCTAACCATCTATCTGTACACACGAGGTATACTTTTAAAACGTTGCTCCCAACCGTTTCGTCGAACTCACAACGCTTCTCTGTGAAGCAACATATACCAACAGGACCATCTGTAGTCGTTGTTGTTGAAGTGCATGGTTCTGGTGGGTTAGCATGACTCTGACCTTCTTTTCTGCCTCCCGATTTTCTATCATCGAACCATTGACCACAGCAAGAAATTTCCTCAATCAGGTCTTCCAGATCATCACCTTCGCTTCCCGGACAAACTTTAAATTTTCCTTCGAGTGGTTTACCTGCTCTTGTGTATATACCCTCGTTCACACCGAGGAAATCGCACTGAGCTTGGGTTACCCAATCATGGCACGTTAATTCCTCAGTGTGCGGATGCATATAGCAACACATACCAACTGGCTCTTCCGTGGTTGATGTTGTTGTTCCATCGCAAGCCCCCAACGTTCCGTTGAAGTCTTCACAGTAAACACAGCATCCCGGAGTGCCGTCAATTATAAGAGTTGATCCGTTAACACAGCAAGTAGCAGTTCCGCATTCACCGACTGTTCCATCTGCGGCTATACAGTCGCTATCACCGAAGCAAGTTTGACATGGCCTCTCTGTTGTGGTTGTCGTACCTTCTAGCGTTGTGGTTGTTGTTGGTTCCAATGTGGTTGTGGTTGTGGTTGTTGGTTCATCACCACAGCTTCCATTGACTGTTGCCCCAATCGAATACGCCCAGCAAAAGTCATTATGCCTAATGGTTTCGCCCCATGCCGTAATGTGCTCACATGGACACTCACTTTTACAAGGAGGAGATGCTACCCAAGTCTTGCCAACAAAGCCAGAAATACAAGTCAAAACACAGTCACTGCCACAGGGTGACGGCGTTGTGGTTGTTGTAGTGGTAGGGTCGCTACAAGGATCTACCCCTTGGCAACCATTTGGTAAAAATCTTCCCCCTAAATTATTGCATTGATTCTCGGTGGTCGGGAAACAAAAGGAACCAAAGCAACATCCGCCTAGCGGATTGTCCGTGGTTGTTGTGGTTGTTGTTGGTTCCAATGTTGTTGTTGTTGTTGTTGGAACGGGACACTCATCGCAAAAACTGCGGTCTAGACCTGAGTAGTTTGTCTTTCCGGGAAATTGGTTTTCACAGCAATTAGCCATGCGAGATGTTGAATTTGGAGGTCCACATATGGTTTCAGGTGCATTCGCCGCACAACCTAAAAACTCTGTGTTGCCTGAAGAATTGTCTGCATAACAGCAAATTACACCATACCTACAGTTATGAAAAACAAACCCGTTAACAAAGTAAAGATGATTGCCATCTAAGGATAGATCATAAAGTATAGTGTCAGGACTGTAATATCCTAAACTAATTTGGTCAACCTTTACTTCTCCGTCCTCACTGTATATGATATCTCCAACGGAGAGATTTTCAACAAAATTAATCTCAGGATACAGATTTCTAGATAGTTCAACATCAAAAGATTTGAAGCCTTCTTTCGTGAGAACGGGATGGTCATAACTAAAAAACATTGGCTTGTTGTTAATAGAAGCCATCTTCCTGTCACCAAGATGGACTTTCTCTATTTCAACAACCTCGTTGACTAGACCATTTATAGATCTGACTTTTTCGCCAATAGAGATCTCTGATATTTTTTTATGACTACCATTCTCCATCAAGACTAATGAGTTAGGGAGAAAGCATGAGGGAGGGAGGTCTAGGCAGTTGTTTCGTTGGGCACATGTCAGAGTAGAAAATGAACCGTCTAATCTTACTTCACAATCATTAACTGTAACATTGTCTTCGCACACTTTATGTGTTAAAGATTGAGCTGGATCAATATAGCAACAAGACCCCACTGGAGGTGGTGGTGGCGTAACACCGTCACATTGACAGCAATTGGTCATAAAAACCTCCTTAGCTACCGTCGCCAGAGCAACTTATGTATATAGGTCTGTGTTCACCGTTTACTAAATTAGTTACAACAAAAGCTGTTCCACCAACAGCACCGGGGCCATGAATATCCATTCTAGTGTCTCTATTTACTACTAGTATTCTTCTATCTGTACCAAACCCTTTTTCATATGTACGGGTTACCATCCAGCCGCTAGTTGGATTAGTGTAGCTTGTTGGAGCATAAATGTATTCTTCCATAAAGCCTTCGTTATTTCCAAACCAAGCATCGCAAGTATCATTTGGCTCAGAGTCGTGATTTACAGATACAACCCTATTAACGAAATGACCAGAATTATTTACTCTGGCAATATTAATGGTTGATGGATTTATAGTAGTATCGGCAACCACAAAACTTTGTAAGTCAACACCGTGTTCATGTCCGGAATGATTATACGTGCTCGTAGTACTTTTTCTAACCTCAAGGATTCCGGTTGGAGTGTGATGTGCTACGCCAACAGAAATCTTGGCGGCACTAGTATCCCCAGCAATAGTATTTTGTATATTAAGTCTGTTAGATAGGTCACCACGGGTATAAAGAATTCTATCATTGTCGTCTAAGCCAGCAACGATCTCTATGTTTCTAGAACCACCTTCGTTCTCGGAAATTTCACCCTCAAGTGCGTGAGCACCGATACCAATAGAGTTTGCATTTGTACTGTTTTGTCCAGCACCGGGACCAATAAATATTGACTTTATAGAGTTGTCTGCGTTTTTACCAGCACCATTACCTATAAAGATAGCGTTGTCAGTATTTGAAGCCGTATGTCCAGCCTGAAGACCCATGTATATACAAGCGGTGTCAACACTAAGACTTGGGTTTGATGTTGTCGAATCTTTACCAGCCTCTGTGCCTATGAAAATACCGTGTTTCCAACCAGTAGCACTAGAGGCTACGTCGCATCCTATGAAAACAGAACTTTCATTCTTAGCCGTATTGACACTTGAGAAGTTATCAGGATTTGTAAATACAGCGTTACATTTATCAGCGAAAGTAGCTGTTCCGCTGGTGATGTAGGCACCCATAGCAGTCAAGCTCATTTTGCCAAGTGCGTTACTGTTGCTTAAATCGACGGCGACGAAAGACTCATCTGGATTTACTTCCGCTACCTGATTTTCAGCTAGAGGTACACCGTCATAATCTAGACCGTAGTAATGAATACCATTTAGTATGGTTCGTTTGAGACCGGAAACACTAAACGGTCTTACTTCAAGAGGAGAAGTGTTTAGGGTTGTTCCGTCTGCAAATCTAAAATCACCTAAAAGTCTAAGATCGCCACTGATCGAAACTGTAGGTCTCTTAAATGTAGGATTTGCAAAACTTGGCGTTACATTTATAGTCCCGCTTGGGTCAAAATCCATCAGTGTCTGTTGATAGTTTGAATTGTTCCTAAGTCCAAACCTCATGGACATCATCGACTTTGCTTGGTTGCCAGCTACGGAGTTAGTGACAAGGTCTTGACTACCAAATGTTACTATATTTCTATTGTTCTCTTCTACAATGCCAACGTTATAATCAAAGTTGCCCTGCTTAACTTTAAACTTTGCTGGATTGGATGGGGAGGACATTAAGGTTAAGTGTGAGCCTGCACCCTTCATTTTGCCTAATAAAAACGGGTCTGCATCAGTACCAATCGCTAGAGTGTTATCTGAAGGAACTTCGTCGGTAAAAAGCTTGTTACCTATAATGATTGCGTCGTGTATGTCAAAGTCGGGGTCGTCTAGTGGATCGTTAGTTTTTAGATTATCATAACCTATAACAATATTACCATCACTTCCATCTAATTTTTGGAAGGAGTTAGAGCCTATTATTGTATTGCCTTTAGGTCTAACACAACCGCTACCAGCTTGAAAACCTATAATCGTGTTGTCAATTTCACTGGTGGTACCAGCCATGATAAGATCTATGCCATAGCCATACAGTGTGTTTCTTTTAACAGTAGAGCTTGAGGTTCTACTTCTAGGTGTATACCAACCTCCATAGGCGGCACCATATTGATCACCAAAGATATGACCACCTATAGAGTCACTATCTGAAGCTGTGATGTTATGTTCATTTCCTCCATCATCAAGGAAATATAATGATTGAGTTTGATTTGGTTTATCGTAAGGCTTTACGTATATCTTACCAAAGTTATTAGATGTAGCTGGGGTGATAGGTTGCTCTCTAAGAGCTACTGTCCCGCTGTGACTAACTCCCGAACTAGAAACGGCAAGAACAGTGTGTGTAATTGATTCGGAATAGCCGTGAGAATGGTTATGCGAGATATCATTATCAATTTTAGACGTACCTATAATGGTTACTCTGTCTTCCGCTCGATATCTAAAGAAAGAGCTAAAAAAGCCGTGACCAGTGCTGTCATTTATAATGGGTTCGTCGGAGGAATCTCTATGGGTTTCAGCGAGAAGAAAATCTCCCCTTAATCCTTCGTATCCATCCCTTATTATACTAAACCTTCTATCTTCAGAACCCGCCGTTTTTAACTCAATGAAAGCACGATCTTCAGTTCTTACGATGCCGCCGAGACTATTGTGTCTGGCGTTGAATACGTTTTCTACTCTAAGTCTCGCTCGACGATCTGGCCAGCCGCCGGTGGCTCCACCACCAGAACCCATGACATGAAGGGCAATCTCTGGTAGATATGCTGTATCTGAAGGTTGAGCAAAATTAACGATACCAACGTGCCCACTAGGACTGCTTATAACGAGAGATTCATGTCTCATATCCGCTGATTGATTGTCTGGATCAACGTGTATTGATAATCTGTTTGTATTAGGTCTATTTGACATTATGTTCCTCTTTAATTTCCAAACTCGTCATGAAAGACAATGCTGAAGCCACGTTTGTCATTAGCTTTGTTGATTCTACTAGCAAAATTCTGAATAACCTTAACTCCTGAGTCAACCGTTGCGTATGAAACGCTGTAGTCGTTTCCAGAAGGGTTTCCTGCTACAAGATGGGTTCCAGAATCTGCTATAAAGCTTACATTGGACTTGTCTGTAAGGGAATAATTATGTTCCAAGTGAGACTCAGATCCCACAGTCATCCTAGTGCCTGAAGGAGTAGTGTGCTGCCCCAGTTTCACAGACTCCATGAAAATCCCGTAGCAACCACTTTGTTTAACTAGTGCGACACTTTCGTCAAACAAAACCCTATCTGTCTGTAGGTGGCATCCACTAGCTATTTCCATACTTATATTGGAAACCCAGCGTGTTCTTGAGAATTTAGAGTCATACTCTAGGCAGGTTAGCGTTGGATCGGAATTTCTAAATATAAATTCATAATCATGTTGATAATCATAACCGCTTGCGTGGAGAACAAGACCCCCTCCATCGACAAGCTCGTCACTCATGTATCCACAAACATTGTCATTATGGAAGCCTGCGTTTTCACCTCCAGCAGACTCGCAAACACCACTAGTCGCTAAGTGTAAAGTTTTGCAATCGTACAAACACTCATTAATTGTATTGTATTGAAGGTCGTTTATTATGGCGTTACCAGCTACTAGTAAGTCATTAAAATAACCATCCCATAATAGTTTATCGGGGTGAGATCCGGGGCCAGTTCCATCTCCAGACCAGCCTATTGAGTAGATAGCATTTTCTTTGGGAACAATGCTTCCATCAATGGTCATTAAGGCCTGTTTAGGTCCAGCACCAAGAACGCCAGACATCTCGCTTGTTCCAACCCCAATAAAGGTTTTATTGTGCTTACCGCCAGAAAAATAGATAGACTCGTTTACAGAGTTCCAAGGCGTGTGCGAATTTCCAACATTGAACAATCCGCTGTGAGATGGTGTTATATCACCGGAAACTTGGAGAGTGGCATGACTGTGCAACTGTTGTATACCAACAGCTAACCTTCTGCTTTGTAGGTCTCCATAAAGAAGAGGTATTGCACCAGAGGTATCAGTATAATCATTACAGTCATAACCACTATCAATTGGGTCTATACCTAAGAAAAACTTAAAGTCATGATCTTTAGGGATGTGACTACCAGCACCATGACCTATAGCTATGTTGAAGGAGCCAGTTCTTAGACTTTGTAGAGAAAGTGAACCAATGGAAGTATTTCCAGATCCAACAGTTATTCCAGCAGAACTATTAAAACCCGCCGCAGTATTGTAAGTACCGTTTAGATTACACCCAAGAGAGTGTGAGCCTAATGCAGTATTTTGAGACCCTTGAAAGTTAGCCCCAAGTGCATAGTAACCAAATGCAGAGTTATCCACACTGGTTCTATCTGCGTACTTAAGTTTTGATAGGGCTTTATCACCAGCTAATACACTCCTAGTTTGAGGAGTAGCAAAATTGGTGCTTACTATATTGTGTTCAGAAGTTAATAAATGCACAGAATCCGCTAGGTCTCTAAGAGAGATTCTTAGATCTAGCGGAGAAATTAATTGCTGTGAATTATCTTTTAATAGAGAGTTAATCTTCTCTATATACTCAGATTTTGATAGTATCATAACTGGCCTGTAAACTAATTAAAGCGTATTTGTAACGTGGAAGTATCAAATTTTACAGTATCACCCAGATAAATAATTCTTGGATTATCTAGCTGTGCGTACATTAAAAGATTTCCAGTCCCATACTCTCCTGAGTCTACTACGGCTACACCTGAAACCCAACCCCAATCAACTAGGGCTGCACTACCTTCACCCTCATCAAAGTTGAATGAACCTGCATTTTTTATTAATCCACTTCCAGCGTTGTGATCGTCTAGGTTGTAATCCCAGATTTTATTGCCTTTAGAGGAGGGGTCTCCAAGGTTTATTCTGGCATACCCTGTTCTTGTTTGCGTTGTCCCGTCAGTCGGGGAAGTTCCAGAGGGTAACTCTGGAATTGTGACACCAGTATCTGATTCTGATGGCACTCCGGAACATAGTGCTATTGCTATGTTTTCTGGCTTTGAAAAACTTTGACCCCTAAAAAGGTGGTGCAATAGTCCGGATTCTAAGTAATCTGATAAAGAAGCCATTTATAAAACCTCCTAAAAGTCCTGTTTAGACTGTGATTATACATCTTATTATACACGAAAAAAGAGCCATCCCCAATAATATGAGAATGACTCTTTCTGATTGGAAAACTAGGAAGGGGATTAGAATGAACCTAAGATAACCCTTCTGTTGTCCAGAACTGCGAAGCCAAGTTCAGCAAATCCGTAGTATCCAGCACGCTGCTGTCTATGCAGTGCAGGATCTTCAAATACCTGAACCTGTTGCTTCATTGGCATGATGAAGCTGTCGTTGGCACCTTGATCTAGGCCAACAACCAACTCAGCGTCGGCTGACTGAACAGCACCGCCAAGACCATCTGTGAAGAAGGACTGGTATTCCTGACCTTCTCCAAGTTCATCAAGATCATGCAGATTGACCCCAAAGATTCGAGTAATTGGAGCACCGCCTTCAGCAGCAGTGTAAATTTCTCGACGGGTAACTTCGTCAATCTGATCCAGACCCCAGTTGCGAACGTCTTCCAGAGCTTCTGGAGAAACATAGAGGTCCGTCAAGCGACCGCGATTAGCGGAGCCTGTGTTACCGCCAGCATTACGACGCATAGTCGTTTGCATGAGAGAGACAAGTCTCTTGCTGAACATACCAGCGGTTGCATCACCGTCGTAAACCAAGATGTTTCTGTCAACGCCAGCGGCCAACAATGTGTGCCATCCGTCGTCATTCATCTTCTTGGTAAAGCCAGCTTCAAGAGCTTGCATCGCACGACCAACGATATCCCAACGTGCTTCACGAGCATAACGGAGCAAGTAATCAATGCTCGATGTAATGCTGTATGTTGGAATCGTTACGTAGTCGCTTTCGACTGCTCGTTCTGGAACACGACCGTGACCGGGATTGGTATAAGCAACATGCTCACCTTCAAGCCCCGGAGAAATCAAGTCGAGGGGATACTCAGTGGAAGCTCCCGGCTCAACGTTGATAGTTTCAAAAATATCACCAAGGATATTTCCGACAAGAACACCCTTACGCAAAGGAAGTTCTAATGCTTTAGCGAATTCTCGCTGTGCGGCGTAAGCAACATTTTGGTCGCCATCGCCCGATTTTTTCAGAAGTGCGATGAATTCATCGCTAGGTCTTTCTGTATATGACATTATTAAAGTCTCCTTTAGTTAGGTTGATCAGTCGGCTTTAGAGGCACCGGCGTTTGGAAGGTTGACGTAAACTTTTGCGTATCCGTCTGCATCCTTACGGGACATGAATCGTCCAATCGCAAGTTCTCCAGACTGAGCTACAAATTGTGTACCATTACAAATAGCACCTGCCGTTGCGTGGGACGCGTAAGCCGTGTCTCCAGCTTTTGGAGTACCGTCAATATTGCTTGTTACAACCCAACCACGAGTCATTACAGTGACTTTGCCACCCTTCTGAACTTCGTCTTTGAATTGATTAAGGTGAGTTCTAGTCAAGTCTTTGTTGACAACGTCGTTCAACAAAATTCCAACTGGAACATCGGTTGCCGAATCCACGTTAGCGTACTTGACAAGGTTTTCACCCTGATCAAGAGCTGCACCAGAAGCACCGGCGAGAGCTGCTGCGTCTAAAACGACAACACCACCCCTAGTTGCAGTACCAGCATTATAGAAAAAGCTGATATCTGTTGATTCTTCATATCTATCTGCTTTGAGAGCCATAGTTAAATCTCCTATAAATTATTTGTTTGAAAGGACATGGGTTTCGAGCCAATCGGCAACACTAGCACGGGTTGCTTCGATAGGATCATGCTCATCAGCTTCGACTAAAGCTGCCTCCGAAGTTTCTACTTCTTCAAAAGCCTCTGGAGTAATTTCTGCTTCAGTTTCTTCTACTTCAGCTTCTTCTACTTCAGCTTCTGACTCTTCCGCTTTTGGCTTTTTCATCATAGCTTCTTCGTCTTTTTCTTCCTTTTTGCCTTTCTTTTTCATAAGAGCGACAACGGATTCAAAAGCTTCATCAGCAAGAGCGTCAAAGCTTGCAAGAGATTCTTCTACATCTTCTTCACTGATACCAGCTTCTACAAGTGCAGCCTTTCTCTTTTCCATTTTTTCTTTCTTCTTCATCTCTTCCATGTCCTTCATGGCTTCTGCCAATTCGGTTTGAGAAGTTTGAAGAGCATCTTCAAGTTCGGCAATCTTAGCTTGAGTGGACTTAACGGTTTCGTTAAGCTCATCAATGGTTGCTTGACTTTGTTCTGCATCTTTCTCAAAAGCTTCGATAGTAGAAGCAAACTCTTTGTCTTTTGCTTCTTCAATCTTTGCTTTGATAGCTTCATTTTCAGTCTTAGCCTCTGTAAGCTGAGTCTGAACTTCTGCCAACTGCTTTTCTAAAAGCGTACTATCTGACATATTAAGTTCTCCTATTGAAAGTTGAGGATCAGATTCTTTTAAATTAAATTTTACACTGGCGGAACTTTTTTGGTCTCTCTTAAGTATAATACTTCTTGAGTTGGCTGGTTTGGAAACCAAGCCTTTTCCAGAGAAGGATATGTTAGCTAAAGCTCGACCAATCTTATAGCCTTCGTATTCGCCAGTTCCACCATATGCTCTAAGATGTTTAGTTAGAAAAGAAGATTCCTCATCTCTAGCTAGTATCTTAGCTTCTCCTTTGTCATTTATAACCGCATAATTAAATCCGGCAAACAAACATTCCATAGATACATACCACTTATCATCTTCTATCTCGGAGATGATCTTCTGCATACGTTCTCTGTTTTCTTCGTCAGTCCAACTGTTATATAGGACTGCCTGAGTCACAATGTCAAACTCGTCTGGTCTGGCAACGTCGTCATCTGCAACAGCCTTCCCATCCTTTGTTAAAACATAACTACCAGTTATATGGCCAATTATGTCATTTTCATCATGCATGAAATTGAACTGTTTATCTTCTGGGGTGCTTCTAGCGGCCCAAGTAGCCTCTGATAGAAACACATCGTCGTTCTTATTCCAACCAGTAGAAACCAATACAGATTCGAGATAGTACAGGTCAATCTGATTTTTATTCTCTGCAACAACTTTGTCTAAAACGTCGTCACTACAGTTTCTAGAAATAACTTCTTTTGCCGCCTCAACTGAGTTTTTATGGACGGTTGCGGGCGAACAATAAGCAACGCTAGCTTGACTTTTTACAAGCTCGCCAACGCCGTCAGAGATTTCTTTTGGATATATTTTTATTGACATATTTTTACCTCAGAGGATTATACACAAAAAAATAAAATTTATAAAAAAACGTGTTAAAAACCGCCCGAAAAATACTCGACGAGTATGGCAACCACCTTTTTCTTGTAGGTATTTATTGGCATATCGGAAACAGAAATACCATCATTGATTAATCTTTCCTTTATTTCCGAGGGGGTTGTATTACTTGATGATACACATTTAAAGATAGATTTTTCATCTACATCTTCCATTATGTCTAGATTGGCTACAACTTGGACCTTTAGTTTCTCTAGGTCGCAGATCTCTGATTTTGTTAGTTGTCTGAGGTTTTTCTTGTTATGAGAGCCTAGATAGGCTTTGTTTACCGTTTCTGAAACAAAGTCAAATGTGTCGCTAGCCCACACGAATAAGTTCGCGAGTCCGGGTTTGGATTTTGGTGTATCAACTCTTCGTTTTCTTGGCCCCTCATCCTTTTTAAAGGGAGGTCTACCATTATCCTTTATTTCTGGTTTTTCTTTTTTCTGTGGAAGCTTTGCTTGATCCTGCTTTTCGCTGATATCTGCTTGCTTATCCATTTTTTCTAGGTCTTGCTTGTGGTTTGCGTTATGGAATGGGCTTGCTTTGTCAGGCATTTTATCTCTATTTCTTTCTTTACCTTCTCTTTGAAGCCTCATTTTTTCAACGCTTGGTATTTCTTTGAATCTTTCAAGAACGGTTTCATGGCTTATTATGTCTCTATCTGCTAATTGTATTAACAGGTTCTTTTCTGCTGATTCATCAGAAAGGCTCATTTGGTCAAAAGTTATATGTGCTGGTTTTCTAAAGCCCATTGATTTGCGAACAAATTCTACCTCAGCCTCCCAGAACTTTCTTAGTTGGTCTCTTCCGTATTGAAGTCGTTCAACCAGAGTTTTTAATGATATAAAGTTATTGGTAAATCCACCGCCGTTGCTAGCCATACCGGTAAGGGTTGGGGGTACGCCTAGTCCAGCGTATATACTATTTAATACAGACTGGTATTTTTCAGAGCCTAAGAATTTATACACTTGGCTGTTTGACTCTGTGTAGCTAAGTTCTGGACCCCAAACAAGCTCCATAGTACCTCCCCCAACATTGCTAGCGAGAATATTTCTTAGCTTATTTATAGCAGATCTATTTGGAAGAATTTTGTGGTCTAGATTACCAAGAGTCCAAAGCCTAATATTAGAAATAGCCCCATCTAAAGCAGAAAGATCCGCTAGCCTCATTTTTTCCAGCATTATGATATCGTCTAATATAGCATATGTCAGAGGGTGTGCCCACTGCTGCCAGTCATCTTTCTTATAGAAAAATGTACTTAACCTTTCTTCATCTAGATCTATCTTTTTCTTGCCGTCCTTTATTGCTTGCCTAACATTTGGAGGCATTGTCTCTAGCATTCTCTTTGGCACACCGCCGTCTTTAAAATTATCAAAGAAAGTATTAGCTGTGAGTTCATAGTTTTTTACGCCTAGAAACAAACTTATGGCACCATTCTTCATTTCTAAGTTTAGTGGATTTATAAAATTATATCTCCAAGGAACCGTGTTTTTAGATATATCTGGAACTTCTAGCTTTATATCATTTGCTAATGATTTGATATAAGTGTTTATTTCAGGGGTTATATTTGCATAACTCTTGTATACAAATACTTGTCCGGTTCTGTATAAATTGTTTAGGAATCTTTCAGATCTCTCTTTTCCATTACACTTTTTAAACCATTGTTGGTAGAATTTTTCAACGCTTTTGTTTTCATGTACAATATTTATACCTTGACACCCAAAATCACCCATCAGGTCTATAACATTTCTTACTATACCAACCTTATCGTACGCGTCCATGCACATCTTAATTATTCGCTTGGCACGTTTTGGTGTTTGCTCTTCAGGTCTAAATGCATAGTAGTCTCTATTGCTAAATCCCGGCCTTACGGACCTATTTGGTTCTACATCAAGATAATCTCTGTGGTAAGCTTTAGAGACACCCTCGTACGCATCGAGGCATTCTGAGTGCTGCTCAAAAGCTTTAGCTCTACCAGCTAGATCTGAGTCGTTCCAAGTTATTAGGTGATCTGAATTTTCTTTAGTCATTTGGATTCCTATTCAATTAATTGAAATGCATTGTGAATGTCAATACATTATACACAATATCTCTCTATTTTAGTAAATATCCTTCATGGAGTCTGTAAACCAATTTGGTCCGGAATACATATCTCCATTTTTCTCAGTTTTTTCCATTGTAGCGAAGCCTCCATAGAAGTTGTATATCGTGGCTTCTGGAAGTCTTGCTAGAGTTCTAGCGGCCATGTTAGCCATGATCAAGGAGGAGTAACGGTCTTTTCTTTGTTTACCCTTCTTCCCTGTTCCAATTACGGTTTCCGGCGTATCCCATTTATCCCTGCCTGTAGCGGTCTGGGTTATTTGTATCATGGTGAGTTCGTCCTTTAGATCTTCTATTTCTAGAACACATTGTTCAAGCGTGTCAAACACTCTGCCTTTTAATCCGTCTTCTGCATTAGAAAGCCCTAATGTTATTGCGTCAAATCTAGGAAATAAAATAGCTTTATCTTCGAGGTCTTTTCTCAAGCCATGATTAGCTTCTGATAGCCAGTCATATTTAGCGAACTGGCACATTTCTAAAATATGGAGACCTCTATTATCATCCGTGTCCTTTGCTTTGTCTGGATCTATGGTTGGCCATATTGCAACTTCTCCGTCTTGTAGTTTGTCTGAGTCGTGTAGCGACTCCATGACAGCGATTCCACCGCCTTGTGCATCCATAGCTATATGTACACATGGGTACAATCTCATAAGGTCTCTGATTTTTCTTGCACAATAAGCATAAAAATCTGACTCGCTAGAAAAACCGGTCTTGACTTTCTTCTTGTGTTGCTCTCTATTTGTAGTCCAGCAATGAACTATACGTCTATGGTCCTCGTTTATTTCTAAAACCACAATACTAAAATTATCAACCTCAGATGCTGGGTCAACGCCAAATATATACCTTTTATTTGTATCCCCTCTCAGACTAGCTTCAAATACTATATCTTCACCTTTGTTATTTTTTATTATTGTTGAGTCATTAGATCCGTCGTTAGCAACGCAGGACTCAATGAGGGTACGCTTGAAGAACCCCTGAGAATCGCGTGTAAAGCACGCTCCGAACTCCATTTGATATATTCCGGCGTGGACGGTTGCCTTCGATCTGGCGACCTGTGAGGCGTCCATAAAGCCTTCTGGCAAAAGCTCGTAGGGAACTCTGATGATTGAGTAATCTTTCCAGTTAAAGTCTTTTGGTGGATCTTCTCCAAATATCTCCCTAAGTCTATTCTCTTTACCCTGACTTTTGATTATAGTCTTCCATTTTTTCCAGTATTCAGCAAAATGATTGAAGTCATAATAAGCGGTTCCGGACAATATGATTTGGTTATTTTTTTTCTCTAGTACTGCGTCGGTCTCTTCATCCATTTCTATGCCAAGCTCTTTTGCCTTTTTCTTGGCTGCTATCTTTTTAACATTTTCTATAGGATCAGAGCTAACAGCAGCAAAGCCAGCGACAACTGTTTCAAAGATATCCCTAGGAATGGAAGCGAACTCATCGCTAATAATATCATTAGCTCTCTGACCTCTAATCTTTTGTCCGTCACCCAAAGGGAGGCAAGTGACCCTAGAGCCATTGATACGCATAACACAACGGTCAACATCTCGTCTTGGTCCACTGTTTGCATCGCACATACTCCTTAGAACCGGTGAATTATTCCAGATTGTTTCCATATACTCAAAGAGGACTTTTGACTGACGAAAAGCGGCACCAACAACAACAACCTTTCTTTCAGGAAGAAGTAGTGCTCTTATCATAGAGTACAAGGATAGGATAAATGACTTACCAAAACCACGGCTAGCTATAAGCATTGGAAAACGTCTATTCCACATCTCGCATAAGAACAACGCTTGAGATGGGAGTATGTTTATATTGAAAACCTGTTTACAAAGAAAGGAGAAGTATTCTGGTCTTGTCATAAGCCAGAGCATCTTGTAATGATAATCGTCGTCGTTAAAGTTTACAAAATTGAATGGGTTAAATAGTTTAGATGTATCAGTATCTAAATTTAGCCAAGCTTCATCTATTTTTTTAAGGTCACTCATTTATTTTAAACTGTCTATGGAGTTAAATTTTCTTGTGTTTAGGACTAAGTCTGAAAAACCGTAATAAACTGACTCGTTGGCGTCTAGATACCAGTCGCCATCTTTTAGTTTTCTCTTCAGGTAATTTTTGACCTTTTCAAATGTAGGTTCTGTGTATTGCTCTTTAAAGTATTTACCTTTAAGGCAACTTTGAGTGTAAATATCTAGCATTAGTTCTGTTATTCTTTTTTCAAACGCTGCACCCTTCTGAACGTCTAGGTAATTTCCGGAATAACCGCTAGAGCCAAAGTGACACATGAAATAAGAGTTCGGCATCATAACTCTTTTATCTGCCGCTTGTAATATTACGCTACTCATAGATTCCGCTTGACCGTAGGAGATTATCGTTACATAGGATTTAGATAATTGTATTGCATCGAAGATGGCCATTCCATCGTTCCAACTTCCGCCCACGCTGTGCATGTGAATTATTATTGGGTCTCTTGAGATCTTATCTAATATTCTTATGTTCTTGTAAAACGTTGCTGCCATCTTGTAGTCAACGCCGGGATCTTCGTCAGTATTCGAGAGATATCCGTGCAAATATATTTCCCTGTTTTTAACATCCACCCCATAGCTTTGAATATCAGATACGGTGTCTGAATTAAGCATTTCTGCCTCCTAGTTGTTAAAAAGCTCATTAACCCTTTTGATGATACTTAGAACTGCCCACTTAGCATTCTTTTTTGAGTCACAAAACATAACGTGAATATCATCATGCATTTGAAACTCCATTATCTTCCTTAACATAAACTTGTTTGTTATTTTTAGTTTACCCCAGTCGCCTTCAGGTATACCCGACCCTTCCGGGAAGTTCATTAAATCTGAAAGTGAAAACTCCAGTATAATAAATCTGAATGGAAAGGACTTCATCCTTTCTATTTCTTTAGTAAACCTGACGGTGTCGTGACCGATATTGTTTGCGAACTCGACAACGCTTGCTTTTCTTTCTATACATAGTTTATCTTCTAGACCTTCTATGGAATAATCACCTGTATCTAGCTTTCTATTTATCATACCTTTGCAGGTGTGATACCTAGAGCTACTAGGCTCAAATGTATAGCCATCTTGCTCTCTTGTGTCTTTTATTATTGTAAAAGCTTTTGATTTAGCCACTGTTCTTTCTCACTATTTCATGGAATAAAGACTCGTAAAAGTGCTCATTTCTATTTATTTCTTTATGGCACCTAGCACAAAGTGTTATACCGTTATCTATTTCAAATCTTAAGGAAGAAGCGGAAGACCACTTCTTGATATGGTGTACTTGTAAATATTTAGTATGTTTGCAGTGAGGCATTTGACATTTGTGATTATCTCTAGCCAGTACTCTTTTTCTCCACTCTTTGTATACTGGGTCGTCAAAGTTTCTTCTCATGCTGGCACCTTAACTTCTCTAATTGTTATATCAAAAAGTATGTCTTTTGCTAACAGGCTAGTTTCTTTTGAGTTATCCTGTTTTAGTAATATTTCAACTAACCTGTAGTAGGCTAGATGACACGCCTCGTCTGGGTCTCTTGCTTCTACAAAGATGGTTGGAGATACGTCATTGTATTCCTTCAGCCTAAACTTTTTTAGTCTAGTCATTACTAGAGTTAAGTCCATTTTAACTTTGTATAACTTCATTATTCTGCTACATCGTGATCGACCATCATTTTAACTAGATCTTCAAAAGAGTTTTTAGGAGTCCAGCCTAGTTTTGAGGTTGCTTTATCATTGCATCCTCGTAAGAAATCTACTTCTGCGGGACGATAAAATTCTGGGTCTTGAACAACAAGATCAGACCAGTCTTTAATGCCAATATGTAAAAACGCCACGTCTAAGAACTCTCGAATCGTATGAGTTTCGCCGGTGCAGATAACATAGTCCTCTGGACAATCCTGCTGAAGCATCATCCACATCGCTTCCACGTAATCTCCTGCATACCCCCAATCTCGGAATGCTTCAAGGTTTCCTAAACGCAGCTTTGGAAATTCTGGATCTCGTCCGCTTTTTACGAATTCTCCGATCCATTTTGTGATTTTTCTTGTAACAAATGTTTCGCCTCTTCGCGGTCCTTCGTGATTAAATAATATGCCAGCACTAGCGTGGAGACCGTAACCTTCACGGTATAGCCTCGTCATGTAATGTGCGGCACATTTTGCTATAGCATAGGGACTCTGCGGTAGAAACTTTGTTTCCTCATCTTGGTACTTCTCTACTGATGAAGTGAGATAATCTCTCGTGTCGTAATTTTTACCAAACATCTCGCTGGAACTTGCTTGGTAGAATCTAGTGTTAATCAATCCTAAATCTGTTATCGACTGTAGGATATTTAGACATCCTTTGCCTGTTATGTCCCACGTAAGTCCGGGCTGCTTAAAAGACACGGCTACATGACTTTGTGCTGCTAAATTGTAGATTTCATCTACATCAGCGTGTTCTTTTAGAATATTCAAGACGCTGTGAACATCTGTTATGTCGCCTTGGACTATTGTGAGATTTTTATTACTAAGAATATGCTTGATTCTTTCGTTGTTATCTGTGCTAGCCCTCCTGCAAATGCCGACTACTTCGTAGTCCTTCTCAAGCAGTAAATCCGCCAGATGACTTCCGTCTTGTCCTGTTATCCCGAAAATAATAGCTTTCATTTTTGTTCCTTGTTTAATCTAAAAAAACCACTTTGTCTTGTTGCATCAATTCCTTGATGATCCTGTATTCTTGTTTAGGTTTGTGCAAAGTTCCTCTTCTTTCTTCGTCTCCATAATGATGCTGCTCTCTATCCCACCAGTCAAAACCAGTTATTGTTACTTTGTCAAACCTTTCTAGCATCATAAAGATTGCTATTATACCACTACTGGGTGATGCTAGGTTTATTTTGCCTCTTACAAATTCTCTTTCAGTTTTTTTGCAGTCACTTCTCTTTTTTATGAAGTCTTGAAAGATCCTGCACTTGTTTCTATCCCACTCCCAGCTATGTACTATCACTTCATCGAAAATATTCACTTGATTCATATGGGCGTGATTTACAGTGAACCATATATTTGTCTTGGTTCCTATGTTCTTCTCAAAGCCCTCTATTTTGAATCCGTTGAACCGTAAAACTTTATCGAAGCTATTTATCTTGTTCCCATTAGTCTTGTCTAATACAGATGTACCGTTTCCAACAATAATTATACTCATCAATCCTGTACCGTATCCGGTGTTAGGAACGGTTGATCTACCATTTCGTCTGTGTATTTGTGATACGCTGATAAGCGTTCCTTTTCCTTCTCCATTGCTAGTCGCATCTTTTCCATCTCTTCACCGTAAGATAAAGCTACTTCGGGGTTACCAACTAGATAGGCCATCCAACTGGTAAAGTTTTGTTTGCTATCCTCTAGCCTTTTGACACGCTGCTCTCTTGTTGCCTTCATCTCTTTGAGCATTGAGTTCTTCTTGGTTTGAAGTTCTCTATAGTCTTTGTTCAGCGATTCCGTTGAGGCCTTCAGAGACGCCACCTGACGCTCCATATTAAACAACTGGTCTCTATCTATCTGATCTGGATCGCGTTGCCTCTCAGCGAGTATGAGAGCTTCTAGTGCGGATATCTGCTCTATGTTCTCTTTGTTGTGCTTAAGGTCTCTATTCATAAGCAATTCTAGCTTGATTAGGTCAACTACTTGCAGCTCTTCTGTTGGTATTACATCATCTTTGAACTGTGAAATGATTCTTGCCCAATGGTATTGGAATAATTTCAGCTCATCTTCCGAAAATTGCTGCTGTAACTCTGACCAATACGGTCTAAAGGTAAGATCGTACTGTGCTTTTTCTAATCCTGCGGGTTCTTCCATCCAAATTGGACGCTCAAATTCACCTTTTGCTACTTGTTTCTTGATAAAACTAAAAACGCTCTCTGGATCTCGGTTTAGTTCGGTTGCAATATGCTTGTAGCCGAGATTCATGTTTTCTTCTATATGTTTTATGTCTTCTTTAGAGAATCTACCCTTCTTCATAATGACCATGCTCCTGAAGGATGTCTAAAATCGTCTGTATTATGTCGTCTCTTTTTTGTTTTGTAATATAAACTTCATTGATCATCTTTAAATAGTCCATTCTTATGTCTGCTGGTAGGTGCTCATTGATCAAATCGACCATCTCACGTAGCTCTATATCTTCATAAGAAATTGAATAAGGATTATCTTCATGTATAATACTATTTTCATGATCTAACTGTGCCGGTTGCATTAGTTTAATTCTATCTTCACTATCGCCAGAAAAGTAATGGTTGTCTCTAACGAAGTTTTTGAGTCTATTGGACAAATTTACACTGAGGAAATTCTCAAGAGGGCGAGCTTCATCATATCTATGTAGGGCTTCCATACAAATAATAAAGGCCTCTTGTTTTATATCATCTACTGTATATCCATAGAAAGTATACTTGGGAGATATCCTATTACATACCTTCTCTATTTGTTCAACAACCTCTAGTTCTGTCATTCCTTTTGGTATTTTCATTCTAGTCTTTCCAATCTAACTTCTTCCATTTCTTTCCATCGTATCCCTCAAAGCCTTTTGTTCTTTTGTTGAATATGATAGTTCCTTCTTCGGGGGCTTTAGGGCGAGACCTTTGTGGTTTAAGAGTCATTGAATTAGAGTATACTCTTGAGTCTTCACCCATTAAGTCTATCACTGACATTTTAGATAGTAGGTCTTTAAGTAGTATACCTCTGACATCACCACTACTTTTTGCAAGAACTTCACCTTCATCTAGGTAAACTAATTCTCCAATACCTTCTCCAAGAGAACAAATAACGGTATCTTTGACAGAAAATAGAAAATCATACGGTATAGGTATAGATCTTACTGTCAGGAATTCTTCATGGGAGAATTTTGTGGTTCTTCTTGGATTTCTCCATCCAACTTCAGGAGTGAAAAACTTTTTAGCCTCAAGTCTTTCTAAAAACTGGTTTCTACCTTCTTTTTTTAGTATTCCTATCCCAAGCTCTTTCTTGAGGGCGATTTTATCCTTAATTAGGGCAGGTTTATTGTATAGAACTATCTCGTAAAAGAATATAGTACCAATATCCAATACCTTTGGTAGGTATAGATTTCCGGGCAATTCTGGAAAATCAGAATTTGCTTTGGATAAATTTTTAGTGGTAACAGGGAGTAGTCTTATATCAGTAGACTTTTCCTCTTGTTTACCTACA